TACCACCAGTGTAGTTGGCAGTGCTGTCAGTATCCTTGGGCACTGTAGAGTATGCAGTAGCAATTGTGAATGGGCTCAACGCTTCTTGGCCAGCTGTTACGCTAGTAGCAGCAGCAGAAGTGTCAGTCAAGCTCTGAGCATAACGCACACGCAGGGTGTGGATTTGACCAACTGGACCAGTCATGGGCTGAACACCAACCAACTCGTTAGCAATAACTGTTGGCATAACACGACGGATAACTGGCAGAATCACACGGTTAAGTGTAGCGATGTTACCAGATGCAGTAGAACCTGCGCTAGCAGATTCTTTCAAATAGCGACGTGTATTCTCGAGGATTACATTCATGCTATTGCGTCGAGTTCCATTAAGACCTTCTAACAGTGCCTCTTTGGTTTCGCCCCAACGACTTTCTAATAGTTCTTGTGACATTTAAGTCTCCTTGTTAAGATTAAAGACCTGCCAGGCGCTTGAGGTCAATCACGTTGCTGCGATCTTCCGACACACTGGGAACAGTATTTTTATCACCAGTTACTGCGGTGACTGATTCTGCAATTACTTTACGGGCTTTTACAGATCTGTCTTCCAACACTGCTGGTAGATATTTTTCAAAAGCATTTTTCAAACGGGCAGTTTGAACGCTTTCGAGTAAATTACGCATGACTTCTTGCTTTTCCCGGTTTAAGGGACGTAGCAATTCATCCATTGTGCTTTCACGCTCATTGGATTCTTTGATCATACGCAGTTCACGTTCTTTTGACTCCACCACGGTCTTTGCAGTACGGGTGATGTCGATTGCTTTACGCAATTTCTGATCTTTCTCAGCAATGATGTCATACAGTTTACGGACTTCTGCCTTCTCATTGAGATGGGTAGCACCGAACTCTGCTGCATACGCTTCGAAAATTCTACGACCAAAATTGTTCTCACGAGCAACTTTGATATCTTCTTGTAACTGATTCAACTCAGACTTGAGATGACGACTAACAGCTTGACTCATTTTTTGAGCAGATTCTTTTACGAAACGGCTCTTTAACTGTTCAAGTTTGCCACGTGCTTCGCGTACCAGACGTACCTTTGTCTCTACGACATCGCGTTTGTCTTTGGCGAATTCTGTGATTTCACGTGCCAATGCTTGCACCACGAAGTTTTCGAGTTTTGCAACTCCTTCGGTGTGCATTTTGCGGTCTCGGCGCAGTTCGCCAATTTCTTCTGCAAGTTTAGAAACCATAAAGTTGTTGAACTTTGTAGCTGATTCTTTCATTTTGCCTTGGAAACGAACGCGATCTTCCGCCAGTGCTTGCTTCTCAGCAGCTACTTGCGCAATTTCTGCGGCCAAACCTTCTGTTACCATCTTGTCTAGGGCTTCTACCATCACTGTCTTGTCATGCTCGTAGCGTTGTGCAAACTCTTCTCTGAGTTCTCCACGTACCTGTTCACGGGCTTCGTTTAGTTTAGATTCCCAAGCTTCGTTGAGTTCTTGACTAACATCTTCCGTAATTAGGCCACTATCAAGCAGGGGTTTAATTGCATCAAACATGCCTGGTTCTCCTTAGATTTTGAGATCCCGAATGAGTCTTTTAACTTCATTCTTTAGGTATCTCTGCACTTTGTCGCTCTCGCCAGATTCCCGTGCCATTTCCATCAGCTTATGACCGTGCTTCATGTTCATAAGACCTTCATAAATTGCTGTTGGATACGCATTGGGTGCGCTGGGTTGTGCAACCACATCTATAGTGACTATTTCAAAGTCACTTACATGTCCTGTTCTGTCGTCCACGTTGCCGCTGCCACGACTGCTGACACCAAGTTTTACACCTGACGTGATCAGCGTTTTAATCAATTCTCCCATGGGAGTTGGCAGGATCTTCAACTTACCACAACCAGCATGTCCGTCCATCCACATGTTTTCAACTGTGTGACACACACGGTCTAAGTTGATCTTTAGATCATCTGGATGGTCCACTTCACCTAACACGGAATTACCGCTGTGGATCTGTTCGTTGATGGTTTCTACTGCCTTGATAATTTCGTGTCGGGGATAGGTACGCCCATTTGCATTCTCCTTGTTGCCTTCAATGCAAATGCCTTTGAGGTAGAGATGCTTTTTACCAGACATATCCGACTCTTCTAAGACTTGGATATTGGCCTGGCTAAAAGTTAAATCTTCTCTTAGGTACGTAGATCGCATCTAATTAACCCTTACGACCGCGTGGTAGTGGGCTAGTATTGTTTTGACCTTCGCTGCCGGCGCCCATTTTAGGCTTTGGTGCTGCTGAAGGCTTTTGTGTGCCTTGTGCAGGTGTGTTGCCGACTTTGCCGATCAAGTCTTTGGTGTTGTTGCTGTAAGCAGATGTGTCATGATGTCCACCTTCGGCTGCACCAGTGTGTACTGGACGGCTGGCCATGCCTGCTTGTCCGCTGTTGGCTGCATAGGTAGACTTCTTGTTTACGCCGCCTTCTTCACTGGTCACTGGCTTTGGGGCTGCTTTTAAACTCACAGCTTCCATCATGCCTGGTTCCATTTCGTCGGTGTCGTCCATTTCAATGGCGTCGCCGCCTTCGTCAGGACCAAATCCGTCGCCGTTGCCCATGTCGTCACCGCCCATGAGGTCTTCAAACTCGGCCATCAACTGGTCCAGTTTGTCTTCTAAATTCATGATGTCGTCTTTGGTAGCTGGTTCTTCGCTGCCGCCTTCGTCACCCATGCTAAATTCTGCTTCATCGTCAGCTTCGACATCGTCAATAAAATCATCAGCAGCGTCGCCGCCCATGGCTTCATCGTCGCCTTCGGCTTCCATGTTCATGTCAGATTCTTCTTCCATTTCTACATCAGCCATCAAACTTTCGTCGCCTTCTTCGAGGTCTTCGTCAGCTGATTCTTCAATATCTTCAGCTTCGTCGAGCTCTTCTTCAGCCATGATATTTTCATAGATTTGACGGCTTTTTTCCACAACAATGTCGTGGAATAGTTCGCGGGCTTTTGCCTCTTCGTCATTGATTACATATTCAATCAATTGTTCAAAACGGTTCATATGGGAAACTCCTATAGGTAAAGTGTGCTGTTATTTACACACAAGGAGAAAAACACCAGGTTTAAGGGGTGAAAAAGGCGTATAAATGTAAAGTTTATTACATTGGCGCAGCAGGAGGAGGTGCGTACTGTTTTTTGACCAGTTTGAGTTTCTCCTTGAACTCATACATTCTCACGTCATTCATCTTTCTCAACTTGTTGAGTTGACGCAGTGTGAGACGAGTTTTTCGCAAATCACTTTCTTGCGGCTGACTGTTGTCTTGCGACAAGTCTTGATACGCACTGGGTTCTTTGTGAAAAAATTCGTTTAACAGCATGTTGTTATTTATACGCCAGGTGTGGTTGCACCACCTGCAGGCATTGCACCACCAGGGGCAGCAGGACCGGCACCTGGCGTCACAGGAGGGGCACCAGCGCCAACAGGTGCCATGCCAGCCACTTCTTCACCAGTCTGAATGTCGCCTTCCAGTGCTCCAGGAGTAATGCCCACACTGCGTAGGTCTTGGCCTGCATTGGTGCTCATTTCAGGGTCGTCACGTTCTTCGCGCCACAACTCTTCGTTTTCCACAATTTCTTCTTCAGTCAGTCCCAAGAAGCGTTGCAACAAGAAACGCTTGCTCATGTAAGGCAATGCTTCTAACTGTGTAAATGCACCAATACGTGTGGTATCCAACTCGCTTTGGCGATAGCTAGCAAAGTTTTGAGGTGCATTAAACTTCAAATTAAACAGGCTAGAGTCTATGTTAAACCCACGCCATTTCATAAACATTTTGAATTCGTCGTCTAGTTTTTGCACAATCAGTGCTTGCAGTCGTTCGCAGTACTGATTGAAACGATATTCTTGGATCAAGGCAGTTCCCACTTTGCCGTCACTCATGGCACGGTCTGAGTCGTCTGGGCCAGTGGGCAAATAACTGCTGGGCACACGCAGACCACGAGCCATTTTGTTGTTGAAGTATTTCAAGTCATCAATTTCGCCCAGGTTCTGTCCGCCCTGTAGAGTATCTACACTGCTGCCACGACCGTCTGCTCCCTGAGGGAAAAAGTAATCTTCGTTGATCGACAGTGGGTTGTATGACGCATCCATCATGTTGTTGCCGCCACCTGTCATAGTGGGAATTCTGCGTTGATGCATTTCATTCTTGACTCGTTCCACAAATGCCATGGCCAAGTGCGATGGCATGTTGCCCACGTCAATTTTGAAGATTCGTCTTTCAGGGGCACGGCTCACACGATAGATCAACACAGCATCTTCCAGCAGTTCTTTTTGCTTGAATACCTTGTAGATCTGCTCCAGTATGCTGCGTCCAAAAGGCCAGAAAACATCTAGGCCTTCATTCAAACTGATATGTACCACATGCTTGGCATCCAAACAAACTTCGTTCATGGCAGTCATAAAACGACTGTTGCCCACGCCGCCACCTGTGCCGCCATTGGGCATGGTGTAGTTGGCATTGCCTGATATGGTGCCTGTCACAGGGTTGGTCATGTAGTCTGTGGTGGTTTTGGCTGCCACAGTCATGTTTTGAAAGTTGGGGTTGATGTCACGAATCACATACTGCTCAGGACGCTTGCCTTCTGATTCGTTCACAATTACCCGAGCCACTTTGCTCATGTCTACCCACATCATTTCAAACGTTTCTGGATCACGCACAAACACTTGATCGCCGTACTTGATGGTGTTGCGAAACAGTTTGAATATGCGCTGGTCTAGTTTGTTTAATTTGATCCACTGTTGCAGTTGCTTTTTAATAATGCTGACTTCGTTGTCTGTGGGCTTGTCACGATAATCAAGTTCAAACGGTGTGCCGTTTTGCTCGTTCATCTGTGTGGAAAACTCAGCAATGATGTCCAAACAAGCATTGATCTCTGAGTCCATGTCCATGTTCTCGTACTGATTGTAGCGTTCAATACGATTGGGGTGTCCTGAATAAACTTCAGGCAGTCTTGAAGCATAGTTGCGGAAGATAAAGTCCGCAGGCATGCCTGTGTCGTTGCCGTCATTTTTTGAGTAGCCAGGCAGGCCAAATTGGTTCCTGCCTGAGATCGGGCTCATCACACCTGAAGTGTCTGCTACCTTGAAGTACTTTTTCCAGCCGGGTTGTTTGGGTTCTGCCATCACTTATTTATTACCGGTTCATGTTGGCACGCAGCAAACGTTGGTTAACTGTGTTTGCAGCATTTTTGTAACGTGTCAACTGCTGTAGGCGATTGCTGACCTGCGCTACATAATCTTCTGAGTCATCCTCTGAGTCATCTTTGGCCAGTGATCTATTCATAATTTCTGCGGCTGCACTACGCAAACCAGCGACCACAGACTGTTTTATGGAGTTTATCACAGACACACTGTTTGTCATATCAGTTTGAGCATTGATATCAGGAGTGACCATGTCTGACATGCTGCCATTGATGATTTCCACTGGCACTGATCCATTTTTTAAAGGGATTTCAAAAGAGGCATCTTTGCCTTGGTGACGCTGCACTGTGCCAGTGGCCTGAAATATACCACCTGTTGCTGCTGGCTGCGGCATCTCTTCCAAGTATCGTTCAAAGTATTTTTTCCTGTCAGCAAGCCCCATCATTGCTGGACCATTTACATATCTAGTAAATGCCTCAACATCACTGTACAGTCCAGGATAACGTTTGGCAAATTCTACGGCTGTGGTTGCTGCAGGTCCCAACTGCAATAAACTTTCAGGCTGGTCAGCGGCTCCAGCACGCTCGTAGTTGGCCCGACCTGTGAGTTGGAAAAATCCTCGACCACGAAATAATGCACCGTCACCTGGTCGCTTGTTGCCAAGATTTTCTAACCCGTATTGATAACTGGGAGAATCTGCGTCCCCGCCATACACTAGGCTGCCTATTCCTTCTACTCCTTGGGTCACTGCTGTTTCTAATCTCTCATCCGGCACATCTTTCAATCTTTTAAAAGTGCGGCGCAGTCCTAGTTTGGTATAACCAAGATTTTCTGTCAGATACAAAAAACCACCAGTTTCTTTGGCAGCCTGGGCCATAATGGCAGCTCGTGCCACACGATCTGTTACCCCTTGACGATCCATTTCATCCAGCATGGCTTTGATACCATCCTTGGGATTGATAATTTTCAACAATGGCTCGTTTGATCCCTTACTAGTGTCTCCAGTGTCAGATTTGGACGGTACTGCTGCTGAGCCTGGAATTGTCACAGGTGCTGTGGGTGCTGTAACAGGTTCGATATTTTGTTTTGGTTTTTCTTTGAGTGCTGCAGGTGGCTTGACCACAGGTGGTGGTGGTGGCGGTGCAGGTGGCTTGACCACAGGTGCAGGTGGCGGTGGCGCTGGTGGCTTGACCACAGGTGCAGGTGGTGGTGGAGGTGGCTTGACCACAGGTGCAGGTGGCGGTGCAGGTGGCTTGACCACAGGTGCAGGTGGCGGTGCAGGTGGAGGTGCTGGTGGCTTGGCCACAGGTGGAGGTGCTGGTGGAGGTGCTGGTGGTTTGGCTGCAGGTGGAGGTGGTGCTGGTGCTGGTGCTGGTGGTGTGGTCAGTGCCCCAGCTCTCATTGCTGCTGCTATGCCTTCTGGTGTTTCTAGGTGGCCATCTTTTAATGGTGGAGTAGATGGCGTAGTTAGTTTTTCAATTATTTTTTCAAGTATACCAGTTGAATCTTTAGCTGCCTCACTCACAGTGTTTATTGCTGACACGGTGGTTTTAACACCATTTTGCATGACTTTTTGTGTGTCCAGCATGATTTTTTGCTGTGCCACAGTCACGGCTGTCATGTCTTGCAACAACTTATCAGTGGCTTGACCTGACTGCACTCCTTGATTTTTAGCTGCCTCGGTTACCTTGGCTGCGGCAGCAGTTAGCCCTTGATCTTTGACAATGTTAGCTTGTCTGGCTGCTGAAGTGCTCAACAGCAGTTTGTCATTCATTTCAATTTTGCCCAGTTGCACACCCATCATATTGTAGGTGTCGGCTATTTTGACATTGACTTGTTGACTGCCTTCAATATCAGACATGGTGCCACGTTGCACTCGTTCAATGATATCTTGGCCTTCGCCCAGTGTGCTGCGTGTGAATTTTTGTGCTGCTTCAGTGTCCACAAAACCTGCCACAGCAGCCCGCATGCCCCGAGCAGCTTCAGGATTGGTGCTGGCCAATGTTTTGTTAAACTGCACCAAACGATCAGCTTCGTCACCGCGGCCTTCGGCTCGCAACTGTTGCAGTTTGGCTAGGAATCTTTGTTCGGCTAGAGCTTCGCGTTGCAGTGTTTCACGTTCTTTTCTAGACACACCGGTGATTTTGGTCAGTTTATCTTCTTCAATCAAATAGTCACGATAATCAGCGGCCAATTGATCTGCATTGCGACCCTGAGTGCGAAAAAGTCTAGTTTGTAAAGCCAAAAATTCCACAGCACCTTCGTTTTGTTGCTGTTGTGAAATGCCGGCATTTTGTAAACCAGCTCTAAAAGGTACCATGGCTGCCATCATGTCATCCAGCTGACGGCGTGCCTGTGGCACACTGCCACTCATAGCAGCCAAATCTTGACTGCGTTCAGCCATTTTTTGTATCACGCTGTCAAGCTCAAATACTCCCACACCCAGTTTCTGCGAAGATTCGTACACTCCAGTCATGCCTTCTGCACCAGCCGCTCCTATACGCGACATGGCTTGAAAACCTCGGAATTCTGCATCAGCTTGCTGAGTCAGAGCTTTGGCCAACTCTGTAGTTTTGGCCACTATTTTTAACAGTGTGCCTAGTACTATGCCCAGTGGTCCGCCCATGCCAATCATCATGGTGCCAAGGCCATCAGCAGTTTTGCCTGCTGCGTCTACCGCCCCTTCGAATGTTTTGGCTGCAGATGCACCTCGATAGGCATTGCCAACGGTTTGGCCAATCACATCTGACAGACCTTGCAAAGCCTGTCCTGCTCCCCCCACCACTTTGCCAAAATCACTGGTGCCTGTGGCTGCATTCAGCTGTAGTTGAGCTGTTCTCGGCAGCAATTCGCCAAAATCGCGCAGTTCTTGATTGATTTTGGCTTGCAGTTCTGAGTCTTTGTCAATGGCCATTGAGGGTCCTATCAGTTGGCTGCAACGGCCAGCATTCGGCTGTCAATGTCATTGGCTTGACGTTGCATCACAATCAGCTGATCCAGTTGCGCTAAAATTTCCGCATTAAACACCTTGTTGGGCTGTGGCGGCTGTAACTTGTTCACAATGTCTTGAATCACAGACTGCAGATTTTCTGTGATATCAGTGCTCATTGAATCAACAAGATTTGTAACCATAGACATGCTATCATCCGGTCGTGACACATCTTGCAACACCGCTGAGTCACGCATGCTGACCTGAACTGCACCATTTTTCATGGGAATCACTGCTTCGTCCTGGCCTGCTTCGGCCAATAACACATGTTGACCACCAGGTTTGGCTGCAAATACGCCGCCGTCGGCTGCTTTGATAGCAATGTGAACTGGATCAGACCGACGATAATTTCCGCCCCATTCTAAACCAAAATCTGCCAATCTGATGCGACTGTTGACATCGGCTGCGTTGGATGCATCCACTGCTGAACCTCGATTGTGAGCACTGCCTTGACCGCCAAGGCTGACAGGCAAGGCTGGTGTAGTTATACCTGCTGCTGTTGGTTGGGTTGGGCCGCCGCCAGCTTCTTGCCATTTTTTGTACAGTCGTTCTTGGTCTTGATCACTGCGAAACGCACTGGTCAACTGCAACTTACCGCCACCTTGTGCTTGATAAGCAGCCACCGCTTGTAGTATACGAGATTGAAAGTCAGCTGATAGATATTCAAAATTTTCTTTGCTGCCAGAGGCCGATGAAAATTGAACCATGTCAGTGATTGGTTTGTTTGACTGTTCCTGAGGAGCAGCAGCAGCGGGCGGTGTACGAGTATTAATCTTGGGCAGTTGAGCTGCTTGATTTGCAGTGTCGGTGCCTTTGTCTCCTTGGCCAGTTTGAGAATTTGTTTTTTTAGGTTCTGCGTTGATTTTTTTGGTTAAATCATAGGCTTCTTTCACCTGTGGATGAGGAACATTGCCCATGCTGATGCTCAAATCAACTGCTGACATCTGTACCGGAGTCAATGGCTTGCCTGGTAAAACAGGTTGATTGGCCACTAGAATAGCACTGTTGACCACTGGAGTCGGTGATGCTTGTGCCTTGGGCGCAGGTGCTGCCGCCGGTTTGGGTGTTTGAGATTTGCTGCTGCCGTCAGGGTTCCATCCGCTGGCATATTTGGCATCCCACTGCTGTGCTCGCAGAGGATCGTTGGGTCTTGGTTTTACTGGTTGTGTGGCATCTGCTGCAAAATCTCTGCCGGCCTGAGCACCACTGGCCACGGCCAGTTCAGGCTGAGTCATTTCTGCCACTGGTTTCTGACCTGCTATCATTCCTGCGGCTGCGGCCGCAGTTTCTGCAAACTTGCGCATGGCCGCTGCTGCCAAAGGAGCAGCTTTTTGCACTGTGGCCTGTAGCGACAGTGTGCTCTCAGTCAAGGCATTGTTGGCCGCAGCCATGTTCTTGGTCATGTCATCCATTTGACCAGCTGTCTGGTCTGCCACATCAGTCTGAGCCTTTTTGTATTGATCAAACTGACCTGACAACAACACAGCACGTGCCTGCTGTTGTTCTGCATAGCTGATGGCTATGGCATCGTTCTGTTCAAACAATGCCTGTTGAGTTCCTTGACGATCACTGTATTCTACCACTCGTTGAGCAATCAGCTTGGCATATTCTACATCTGACAGAGTGCCTTTGCGCACTTGCTCTTGCAAGGCCTGCACATCCGCCAGGCCCATGCCAAAAAGTTTTTGTGATTCAGCACTGGTGAGATTGCCGCTTTGCAAAGCTCTCAGTGCTTTGGCAGTTTGTGGCAGTGAATCTGCCAGCAGCTTGTTGGCGTTTTCTAAATTTTTTGCCTGATCTCCCAATCCTCGATTGCGTAGATCTTGCAATGATGCTTGGTAACTTTCTTCTTGCAACTCATCTTGACGCATTTTTTCGCGTGTTTTTCGATCCACACCAGTGACTCTGGTCAACGCTGCTTGTTCTTTGATATAGGCCTTGGCACCGTCGGCTAATTCTAGTGCTGTACGCCCTTGTGTGCGAAAATTCTGCTGCTCTATCTTGATGAACCCCATCAAAGCATCGCGGCGATCATCTTCGGTCATGCCCAGTTGTGCCATGCCTTGTTGAAAATCGTCCAGGCCAACATTGACCTCGGCCAAACGAGAACGACCTTCAAAAGCAGTGCCACCAAAAGTGGCCAATTCCCGACTGGCACCGGACATGAGTTCAAGATAACTACCAGCGTCCAACACATTCACACGCATTTTTTGCATGTCACTGAAAAGTCCTGTGAGTCCATCGCTGGCAGTGAGTCCTGACTGACTTAGAGTTTGGAATGCATCATATTGTTTGTCTAATTGTTCATTGACTACCTTGGTGGCCTTGACAGCCTTGCCAATCAAAAAGGTAATGGCACCCAAAAACAAACCCAAAGGTCCGCCAATGGCAAACAAGGCCTTGCTGGCCGAATCGGCTGCACTGCTGGCCGAATCCAAAGCGCCATCAAATGCTTTGAGTCCTTTTTCGCCACGATACATGGCAGTGGCAGTGCGACCCACCACGGCGCCCAGATCTGACACAGCTTTCTTGGCCGGTCCGGCCACTCGTTGTGAAAAGTCTTTGACTCCAGTTTGGGCATCTAGCAGTGCCTGTTGTGTGTTTTGAGAAATTTCACCATAAACTGCCAGTTCACGATTGGCCTGGGCCAGCAGTTCAGAATATTCTTGTTCCATGTGATTTTGCCTATAAGTACAATGTACTGAATATTTATGGGTAAAAAATGAACCAAAACAGCAATCCACTGCGTCAATTTTTTCGACAACCGCAGATCTATCTTAGACTGCCCAGTCAGGGCAACCACTGGCCAGAACACAGTCTTGAATTACCAGTCAACGGTGAACTACCTGTATACCCCATGACTGCCATTGATGAAATAACTTACCGCACTCCTGATGCACTGTTCAACGGACAGGCAGTGGTCAATGTGATCCAAAGTTGTGTGCCGGCTATCAAAAATGCCTGGCACATGCCCAGCGTTGATACCAACAGTGTGTTGATAGCCATACGCATGGCCAGTTACGGGCATGATTTAGAAATTGCCAGCACCTGCCCCGGTTGCAACGAAAGCAATGACTATACCATGGATCTACGTTCAGTGTTGGATGCCATACGCATGCCCGAGCTTGATCTCAGTCTTGATCAAGGAGATCTCAGTGTGTTTTTTGAACCTTTGAGCTATGAAACACAGAATTCTCACAGCCAACGTCAGTTTGAGCTGCAACAGACCATCAATTCAATCACCAGATCAGAACTGACCGAAGCAGAAAAACTACAACGCATTTCTGACACTCTCAAAGAAATCACACAAATCACTGTGCGTGTGTTGGCTGCCAGTGTAAAGGGCATAAAGACCCCACAAGCATTTGTAACTGAAAAACAGCACATTGTGGAGTTCTTGAACAATTGTGATCGCAGCATGTTCAATGCCATCAAAGATCATGTGGTAGACCTGCGCACTGCCAGTGATCTAAAACCCGTGGGCCTTAAATGCGTCAATTGCAGCCACGAATACCAACAACCATTGAACTTGGACATGTCGGATTTTTTCGAGCCCGCCTCCTAATCTCGAGCCCTGAGCAGATTGCTGCTACTGTAGAACGCATGGACAAGGAGGCTGCGCAGATTCGAGAACAAAGTCTACGTTTGACCTGGTACATGCGCGGCGGTGTCAACTATGATCAGGTCATGAACATGAGTGCAACCGAAAGAGAAATGATAAATCAATTGGCCAAAGAAAACATCGAGACTACCAAGAAAACCAACTTACCATGGTTCTAGACCCAGAAATTGTACAAGCTGATATACTGGCATGGAGTGAAAATTTTGTAGAAGTTCCTCACCCAGCCCTGGGCGGCTGGCCTCCTTGTCCGTTTGCAAGACAGGCCAGACTGAACAGCACCATACAAGTGCTGACTGGCACTGATCCGTATTTTGATTTACGCAACAGATCACGCTGGGGCATGGGCAAATATGAAGTCATTGTGTATGCATACGATCCAGAAGATTGGCCTTATGAACGTTTTCATGTTGCAATTGAGTCGGCCAACACAGAGTTTTTGCTGGCCTGTGATATCCTTGCACTAGAAGATCACCCTGCCGATGTAGAAGATGTCAACGGTGTGATCATGAATCAAGGCAAATATGCCTTGATACTGGTACAGAGTCTCAGCAAGTTAAACACAGCCGCAAAACAAATGGGCACAAAAAATTTTTATCATACTTGGCCTGAAGAATATCTAACTGGACTGTTCAATCACAGAGTGGATCCAAGACCATGAGCTTGACATTTGCATGCATTGACTTGTCCCAAGTCACTTATCAAGTTAGTCTTGATTCAGAATTACTGGACCCTGTGCCTGTGGACGAAGTGCAGAGAGTGTATCGTGCTTACTGTGCTTACAAAAAATTTCACAGTGTGATGCCCATGATACCAGGACGATTTTTGGTACCTGGCACTGAAGTTTGGGGTTATCAAGATCACAATCAACTGGTGGCCTGGAGCATGTATCGAGTATGGGATGCACACAGTGTGGTGTGTGATCATCATGCCTGGGACTATCAAAATCCCCAACTACAATTGGGCATACGTAGTTTTAAAAACGAATGCGCAATCTATCGAGATCGCGGATTTAAATTTATGTACTTTGAATCTGTGGCACCCTACATGTTCGACATTGAAGGTTTCAAAATACTAGGGCCACTGGAGTAAAACATGTATTCAGTCCACCAACACTGGGATCCGTTACGAGTATGCATTGTGGGTCGTAGTTATCCACCAGAATTTTATTCTTGGATCACAGTACCACATGTGAGAAGTCTATTTGAAAAAATTGCAATTGAGACTGAAGAAGATTATCAGAACATAATTAAAAAACTTCAAGAGTTTGGCGTTGAGATTCTACGTCCAGATTTACCTAGTGAAACATTTATCAACGGTCAGCATGTTCCTCCTCCTATGTCTCCGAGAGATTGGACTGTGATGATTGGTGATAAATTTTACGAAATCCATTCATCAAACTTTCAATCATATAATAAAATAAAAGATCCGTCTTGGCCCGAGTGTAATAACTGGACGGAATTTAATCAATTGCCTGATTGGATGCAACAAGAATGCATCAAAGTACATAATTTTGGTCTAGATCAAATAGTTCGCAAAGAATACAACAAAATTTTTGATCATATTAAAGCACAAGGCAACACCATTGTCAGTAGACCAGACGACCATGTTAATGGTGCCATGTGTGCAAGAATTGGAAAAGATTTGTATTTTGGTACAAAATCTTACGATCAAGATATTATTGCTTACCAAAGAAAAATTGATGCAACATTCTCTACAACCAGAAATCACATCGTGAACACCAATGGACACACTGACGGAACCTACTGCCCTGTGGCTCCAGGATTGATCATAAGTTTATGGGATGTGCCCACGTATGCAGATACATTTCCTGACTGGGAAGTGGTATATCTTCCAGGACAAAGTTGGGGTGCAGTAAAACCATTTTTGTCTTTAAAAAAGAAAAACAAAGGTCGTTGGTGGATTCCGGGCTTTGAACACGATAATGAAGTTATCGACGTTGTAGAACAATGGCTCGGACATTGGACTGGATACGTTGAAGAAACTGTGTTTGATGTCAACATGCTGATCATTGATCCAAAAAATGTCATGGTATTCAACTACAACAAGCAAGTATTTGAAGCCTTTGCTAGATATGGCATCACCCCGCATGTGGTTCCTTTCCGTCATAGATATTTCTGGGACGGTGGCATACACTGTATCACTAGCGATTTACACCGAGAAGGTGTGCAGCAAGATTATTTTCCACAGAGAGGTTAACATGGATTTATACACAATTTGGGCAGACAAAGAAGATGGTATCTCAGACATTGACTGGGTCACAGGAATGAAAAGTTTTTTTGATCATCTGGTAGAAGAGGGTCGGATGGAAACCTACAGGATCACCCGTTGCAAGATGGGATTCCGTAGTATCGCTGATATGCCTGAATGGATGATCATCATGGAGTTTCGAGACATGGGCCAAATGGACTCGGCATTTAAACGTGTTGCCCCACTCAAAGGCGATCTAGAAGTCAAACATCAATCATTCAATCAGTTTGTCAGCGGAAATATTCAACATGCATTGTTTAGAGATTGGCCAGATACCAATTTAGATACTTAGAAGATCTCTAACGAGATCTGTTGATTTCACTTCGTTCATCAACTGAATGTCTTCTAAGTATCATCTAGATACTGTGGTCATAATTCACCGTATGCACGGTGAATTTGAGAGCATCATCTGAGTGACCGCAGTCATCTATTTTAAAGAGATTTGTACTTGTAAAACACACAACTTCTTACGAAATTATATTTCATACAAGCACAACGGAGGCGGTTGACCGGTACCCCCTACTCTAGCTTCACATATCAACGGAACCCTAGTAATCCGAAATAGATCCAAATTCTATAAGCTGGGGTTGTATCTGTTTCACAGAGCCCCGACCATTTGTTGCCTTAAGTTAGCAATTGCCTTTGACGCCCAAGAATCTGAATTGGGTATTTCACCAATCCTCAATGGGAGTGAGCCATGTCGCTCACCACAGTGTCTTAATTGTTGCCTATTTTATATTAGATATGTGTTTTGTAGAGTGTGGAGATTTGGTTCTAAAAGATTGTGCAGTTGATTGGTATTTGTAAATTTTTCTAATTCCCAAGTTTTTAAGTTTAAATTGTGTTTGTATATAAGACAGTGTTGTATGGCTGCTTCTTGTAAAATGTCAAGATCAAATCTTACCAGATCCATATGGTTTCCGTTGATGATATAATCTATAATGGTATCAAAGTACATGGCAAATGACAGTCGATTAACATGTATTTTTTTCCATTTGTTATAAACATCATTCCAGTGAGATTTTCTTGCGTGATCGATTTTAACTTCTAAAAAATCAAACAGTTGATCAACTGTTTGATCAAACATGGTATGCAATTCAAATATGTTAACGCTATAATGCGGAATTGTTAGATCAACATTGACAGAGATTGTTTCAGTAGAAAATGGGCGTATATTCAATGCTAAAAATTCTCGTTGATCCCAGACATGATTTAAATTTTGTTCTTGCCATATTTTATAACTGTCGGCAAAAAAGTATTCAATGTAATCTATCATTTGCTCGTCATTGGATAAATTTCTTTGGTCGCGATTCATCCATTTTCTAGACAGTACTCTGAATCTTGACGAACAGTTATACAACGGATGACTACTAGACAACACAATAATTTTTTTAAATTCTGGAATAATAGAAGATATTAATTCAGCACTGGGTTGATGCCTGCTGCCCAGACCAGGACCTGGATCTGAAGATATTATCTCATCAATTAGATTGTGAAAGTACATGGTATGAAAATCTGAAGTACCAGTATTTTTCAAAGTGGTCAGTATATCTTGTGCTTGATCAATCTTCCAAATTTGATTTGGAAGAAACAAATGAGCATTGATGTCATTGGTCGGATCGTCGGGTATACTAGTCCAACTGTTGGTTTTAGCATGAAAATAATTTTTATGACCAGCCAAGTAGTGAAGGCTCCATGTTAAAAATGTGCCTCCTACTCCTGGATCAGTTAGAATCAATATCATGTTTTATTTTTAAATTTTTTAAGTGATTGGCGTGTACCCGTACCTGGATGTGCCCGTTGTAATAGTCGTCTGTTTCCAACACCATGCGTGAAAATTGTTCTCTTGCCTCAATGTATGAACACTCTGATTTAGAACTACAATAGTAAAGTATTTCTCTAGAAAAGTTTTCGGCCCCCAGTTCGATTACGTCTGCGGTCAATGCCGGACTTGATCCGTAGTACTCACGCCAGTCGCTGTCAATCTTTGATCGTATTTTTTTTCGTTTCTTTGTGCCGTTTTTTTGTTTGACTGTCTTGTGTGTTGTTTTGCTAAACTTGGCTAATTTTTTGCCTATGTACTTGCGTCCAGATAGATTATTTGTGATTAGATAAACAAATCCCACACATTCTTGGGGCAGTGTCTCAACTGGGGTGTCTTGATAAAACCATGTCATGTGAATTTTGGAGAATTGCCTTTTGTGCTATAGTTATGCCTTCAGTTAGAATTGTGTTTGTTTTTGCCACTGTTTGTCAAATCTGGTTTGATTTTTGCTTGTACTACAAGTTTGTTTGCATACTGCGTTGGGTTCTGTGGTCCAGGTCTGTTGTATTTTTTCAAAATCTTCAACAAAATCTTGTTGTCTGCTGCCTAGCCAACAACAAGGACTCACACGCCCTTGTGCGTCTATGTAAGTGCTTTGTTCGTCAAGAGCATGACATGCTATGGGTCCCTGTGCTGGCTCAATTGGTTGCCAACCAGTGGGAAATCGCAGTGTTTCAGTAAATGCTCGTTTGGATACTTTGGCTCTAAACCACTTGAATCCCATGTCTTTAGCTAAACGTTCACATTCATCAACTTGGTGTTGATTGTGTTGATATACCAACATATCCCAATGTGCCGATCCCCCCGCAGCAATGTATGCCTCAACATTGTGCATGAGTCTATGCCAATCAACTCCTTGGCGATATGTTGCATTGGTATATTCTAACCCATCAATGCTGAATACACAGTAATCTTGCGATTGATCAAAAATACGTCCCAGCTCATGCCACCATATGGTATTTTGCAATCCACCATTGGTGTTCATGCCCAGTACAATATTTTTGTTGACGGATCTAAAATAACGATATAAGTCTAACGTGTATTTTCCAGCTGCTGGATCGCCGTAGTTGCCACACATGAACATTTTGTCAAGTGTTTTTATTTGCTCGTCAGGAAACAATTTTAAAATGTCACGGACTGTTAAATGATGCTGCGATGTTTTATCAAAGGCAGCATCAGTTTCTCTAGCGCACAATGCACATTTGGCCTGGCACACGTCTGTGGGCTCAAGGTGCAGGACTTTGATATCACGCAAGATCTACATCCGTACTGTAACTGGTAAAGCCATTTTCTTTGACCACTCGCAGTATGTTTTCCACACGCCCGGCCAGCTCGTCCCGGTGACTCACAAGCCAGATGCTTTTGTGGCGTTCACGAGTCATCTTCTTCAACAATGCCAAACTGGCTTCTACACCCTGTGTGTCCAGGCCTGAATCAATCATCTCGTCAATGAACAAGATGTTGATAGGATGATACAAACTTTCCCACACATCACGGAATGCCCAACTCATACTAAGTATCAAACGATTGCGTTCACCACGACTCAAGTTATCAAAGTCTAGTTCACGACCCAGTTCTTCAATACTAACACTCAAATCGTTTTGGAACTTCACTGTGTGTGGCAATCCAATACGATCCAAATAGTGTGTAAGTCGCGTGTTCAAGTAGCTCAAGTTCTGATCAATGATCTTCTTGCGAACAAATGAGTCTTTACTGGTCAACAACTTGAGCAAAAACTCTTGATGATCTTGTACTTTGGTCAGTTCATTGATCCGGTTGTAGTCAACCGTCTGCAGAGCCTGTTGTTGCATGTCTTCAATTTGTTCGCTGTAAGGATCAGTTTCGGCATGCTTGCTGGTGATCTGTTGTAGCAGGTTGTTGACCTGTGTGGAATGTTTGACGGCCTGTGCTTCTGTGTCGTAGTGTGTGACAGGCTGTGCGCCCAGTTCTACTGCAACATAACCCACAAGTTGTTCAGCATAAGGATCTGCTTCTGCTGATTTGTCTGTGATTTTTTGCTGTAGATTTTCTAATTCACTGCTGTGACGGATAGCTTCTGCTTCAGTCCGGTAGTGTGTTGTGGGCTTGATACCCAACTCACCCAGTGAACATAGTGCATCAGTATTTTCCATCCACTGACCGTTGGTGGCCAAGACTTGTAGTGCAGCCTCCTGCAAACTTTTACGTTTGGTTTCTAACACTGATTCATGAGCACCGTCGTGAAATTCTTGTCCACAGGCATAACACTTGTGTGCTTCTAGTTCAGCAATCTCCAATTTTAGTTTTTCAACTGTTTTTTGTTCTTTGTTCTCGTCGGCCACACAACGAGCAATGAGTCGTTCAAGTTCAGCAATGTCCCTAGCTTTTTGATTATACGCTGCTAGGTCTTGGTGTGCTTGTAGTTCTGCTGAGACGTCAATATGACTGAGTTGGTCATAACTGGCTTGCAAGGCAGTGATCTCCTTGGCTTGTGTTTGTTGCCAGGCAGTTTGGTATGCCAGCAATCGACCATGTGCATCTGCTTGTTTCTTGCGCTCATTCCATAATGCAAGATCCTTGTGTGCCAACAACTCTGCTTCAATGTTGACTCGAGCCAAGTCATCATATTGACCCACAAGATATGCCAGATCACTGTTGTATTTCTTTTGCCACAGGCCCTGTCGTCGACGCAGACTTTCTATTTGTTCTTCAATGCGCTTGTTGGCTTCTTGCACAGCACGTACTCTAAACTCTTCGGATGTGATCGAATCTTTAGTGGCCTTGTTTAATTCTTTAATGCGGTCTGCACGTTCACTCAGCACAGTAATGCCCAACAACTGCTCAATAATGGTGCGTTGCTCATTGGCTTTCAAACTCAAGAATGGTTCTGTGTAAGTGTTCAACGCCAAGATGTGCTTGAACATGTCGTGACTCATACCAAACACACTTTCAATGGCATCTTGTGTTTCACGGCTGTCTCCTTGCGCATCGTCTGTGGCAGTTTGTTCTTCGCTGTCAACATAAAAGCGCAACACGTTGGGCTTGCGCCCACGTTCAATCTTGTAGGTTTTGCCATTGACAACAAAGTCCAAGCTGACTAACATGCCTTTGCTATTGGTTTTGTTCACAAGGTTGTCCTTGCGAATGTTGCTCAATGCTTGTCCATACATGGCATAACTTAATGCATTGATAATTGTGGTTTTACCTGTGCCATTGCGGCTGCCGTCACCACCTAGGTCTAAGTTTTCACCTAGCACAAGTGTAAGATCATTGCGGTCAAAGTCAATAGCCTGCGTGGCTGCACCCACACTCATAAAGTTTCGAACAGTAAGATTTTTTATATTAATTGACATAATGTATGTTTGATCTACTCTAACTCATTTATTCTGTTCAAAGTCTGATTTAATAACGTTTTACAATAATAGTTATAATAGTGTGAAAAATTATAATCTAACACATGTAACATGTCATTATACACGGCCTGACAGTCGTTAATCGACCATTTTGATATTTTATCTAGTTCGTTAACAATAAGTGACATCCTAATACCTGGATCTACTTCGTTGTCGTATCTTTCGTCAAACCAGTTTTCGAATGTTTTAAATCCTATTGATTTTAAATATTTTAAACTATTTGTTGCGCCTACAATAATAAAAGGCACTTTATGCCAAAAACACTTAAACGTTTTTTCGGTTAGATACGGATAGGGATAATCAAAAACTGACTCGCTGACTATGTTAACAAAACTTGATGAAAGCCAAGGTGCGGTAAAATTGTCTTGATTTGGCCCGGTTGTTATTACTGGATTCCTTACTAACTGAGATAACATAGAAAAATTTTGATAAATTTCAGGCATAAATTTACTTGTTATTTTATCATTGATTCTAGAAAATGGACTGGTGTACACAAATTCAATTTTGTTCTGAGATGCAACAAAATTTTCAACAGGATATTCTGTTTTATCAATGGAAATATTTTTATTTTTAAAATTATTCCAGGACATTACAGTTGATTCTTCGAGTCGATGGTCATGTATCCATTGTCTAATATAACTTCTATGATCTCGGGTAGTATTACTCATAAAACAAAAATGTTTTTTAATTTCACAATGTGAATGACTAACATTATTTTTGTTAGTGCTAATGGTTAACCGTGTTGAATAATTGTTTTCAAATACATGTATAGGCCAGTCAGACTTACAACGCAAGTTGATATTTGGTGTTATCCCATGATGATTAGTGAATAACATGCAATATCCGGTTGAAATGTCAAGATCATTGAGTATTCTGATTAAATTTTCAATTGTAAAACCTAAGGTTGAATTTGGTATATAGTAATCAGTGTCGTATAATGTAAAAATCAATCGTTCAGTGGGGCTAAAACAATAGTCTTTGTATTTTTGTAATTGATTCCATAATTGTAACATATCAAAATCATAATGAAGCAGATTAACTGCTTCTAATACTTGATATCTCTGAGACAGGTCCTGACAGATCTCAGGCCAAATACCTGTATTGTTACTGAGAGTTACGGCGTCCATAGTCGATCCATTAAATGAATTTCTTTTTCAATAGAGACTAAATTATGACTACTTGGTAAAAAATTGTTCAAAAAAGGAAATACATGTTCTTTTGTGAATAATAAATGACCGAGAGATCCAGGGTGCGCCCCTAATGTTTTACTGAACCAAGGATGATTAATTTGGTGTAAAAATCCAATTAGTCCAGGCTCGTAAATATTTTCGCTTGCACAACTTGAATTATACAACCATTGACAAAGCGGAGTTTTAATTAATTTTTTGTCTAACACTACAGTTTTCTCTTGAACTAACTCTTTTTCGGTCATTGACCAAATTGGGCTATCAAATGTAATATGATACTTCCAGTTATTTTGCTGGCACACCTGCTTGAACATGGACAACATCTGCAAGCTCTTGAGTGTAAAGTAATCTTCGTTATAATAATTATGATAATATAATTCTTTTTCCATTGGAAACCAAGATCCTGTACACCAAAATCCTCCTGTTGAATCATGTTGCAATCTAGTTACGGTGTGTTTTTCTTTGTTAAATTTTTCTAATAGGTCAGGAGAATCAATATACCAGTCCCATTTATCGATTGAAGTTAACATTATTAAAATAACAATGTTCAACTGAGGTTTCACTGACCATGCCGAACTTAACGCACGAAGTATAATGGCTTCGTTTCCCAGGCCTTTTTTGCCAATATTTACAAAGTTGGCGGCATAGGAACTCTGTACAATATCAGCCCATGTTGGCCACACTCCTGCTGTATTACTAGCACCGCTTATTATTACTGTTGGTCGATCCATTTTTTACTCATAAGTTTTGATAAATCTTTAACAGTAACTTGTTGTCGTAGAATTCTGACTCAATGTTTGTGAGTTGATCTGTTACAATTTGATCCACACTTTCAAACTTGATCTCACCGGGTGCCATGTCGGTGTCTACATCTGAGTTCTTGTTTGGTATCAGACTCATCTCACGCAGGTCATAATCTCGAATAAATGTTTCTTTGACAAAGTTGGCTTCTTCGTATGAAATCTCGATATCTAGTCCAACACGCACATGCATCTTGGGCTTAAGAAGAGACCCGGCGTTATCAATAAGATTGGCAAGTCCATACACTCTATAAGTGGGTTGATCAGTCCAGGCATGGTAAGTGGGCTCATGTCCCCATTCCAGAATCATCATGCCACGCTCATCGTCGCCGGCATCGGCATAGTTGTGCGGAAAACAGTTGCCAATGTAGGTAATATTTTTTTTGGTCTGACGTTTGTGAAAGTGACCGGTAAACACATGTTCAAAGTTTGCAAAGTCTTCTCTACGCACTTCGCCATGATCCGGCATTTCCACCATGGCGTTCATCAAGTAGCCCGGCAGTTCAAAGTGCCCGAACATGTACTTGCCAGTTAGTTTGGGTATCCTCTTGTGATCGTCACCGCACAGCCAAGGGGCAATAACAACATCACCACTATGAAACCAATCGTTGCATATAGTGACATTGGGTAGATGTCTTGCCCACTCCACACTCTGTATATCACGTTTATCCCGATAATACAAATCGTGATTACCAGGAATAAAATAAACATGTTCAAAATTAGCATTTAGATGTTCCAGTGATCGAAGGCTGTAGTTGAGTGTGACAATGTTTAGGCTGGCTCGATTGTTGTGCCAGTCACCCAAGAACATGGCAGTTTCGCAGCCTTCCTCTCGGGCCTTGGCAGTGGCCCATTTTACAAAGGCCAGGCAATCTTCATTGTGCAATGTTGAATTAGATTTGAGGCCAAAATGGATGTCAGTGAACACGGCGGCCTTGCGGAATAGATTAGACATTAAACGTTAACTCTCGGAGATTGGTTGAATTTGTGGGAAACGTGTTGAGATTATAGCATTTTATTTCTAACTTATGGGTGTCTCTAAGAATCATTTGGATTGTTGCTTCGTCAACTAAAGTTAAATTATATTCAGACCAATCAACGTAATGTTTGTTAACTACGGAGTCGATAATCTTGTTAACCAACCAGTCTTTGTTGATATGTTGCTGTAAATTTTTCCAAGTATTGCAAACATTAACCAATTCTTCATATGGGTGTTGCAATTTCAATCCCAAATAATCCAGTATGGACACAACAGATGTAGCACAGTCATCACGTAGCTGACTTAGTGTTACTGTGTGCATATTTAAATTTTTATGTTCAGGATAACTATCCCAGACAGGATTTTTTTTGTAAACATCTAACCAACCATGTTCACTTAACCGGGCAGGCCACCACCAAAAACTTAAAAATTCTCTTTTGGCCCACACATCTGCAGAGTCCCAACTGGCCACTCCCCATTGCTTTATGTTTTCTTGTATTGTGTTTTGGTAAGGCAGTAACCAGTCGGGACGAACCTTGGTCCATTTGTTGTTCCATGCCAGCATTAAACTATCTCGGTCGGGAGTTAAAAACACAGTTCGATCTGAAGTAACATTGACTTCTGTTAAGACTTGCAATAGATTGTACTGTTGATCAATAACTGGATGAAGTCCAACTATTCTAGCTCCATCGGGAGTAGATCGACAATACTCCTTATATTGTTGAATTCCTTGACATTGTGTATGCAGCATTCGATGAGAGTTACCGTTCCAATCAAACGGCTGCAAGAGCTCCTCACCAAGTCCAAAGTATCGAATACACCAATCAATCCAGTGGCCATAACAGCCACTGGCATACACAATTGTAATTGAATCTACGGTGCTCATCTACCTATTATACTACTCATCAAGACTACTTACAACCGGTCCGGACATGGCGGCCATGCCAGCCTTGCCAGAGTTCTGACGTGTCCATGAAGGATTCAGCCCGTTCATTTCAAGAATGTCATCACGGATATTTTGATTTTTCTTTTCAATGTTTAGGATACGAGTAAAGCTATTAGTGATAGCGGCAGTATAATACGCAAAAGGGTTCTGCGATTTTGATTCGTCGAATTGCAGTCCAATTTGACTGAGTTGCAGCAGAGCTTGTCCCCGCATTTCTTCGTTGTAGGTGTATCCACGCCAATTGCTCCTTGTAGCATATCTCTCACACAGTTTCATAAACATCATGGCCAACTTGCGTGTCATGTTGCCATGATCCTTGCAGAACTCGCCCGACTCCAAATCGCCCCGCCAGTGGCTTTTGCCCACCAACACAGGCGTTTTGTTTTCGTCTAATCTATAATGCCAAAACGGGGGAAAGTTCACTCGCATGTGTGTGGGGTCTAACACAACATCCTCTACCAGGTCTGCCAACGGGTCTTCTACAACATCGTCCAGGTCCAAGATGTCTTCGATCTTTTTCTTTTTGGCAGCAGTTTTGGGCACTTTCTTGGGAGCCATGGGTATGTGTTCCCAGGTCATGACGCGAAAAACTACTTCTGTATTTGGTATTTTTTTAGGATCAATCACTTCACCTGTTTCTCGTTTGTGGCGGTCTGCACGATTGCGGCGTGCTTCTGCAATGGTTTTTTGATTGATTTTACTCACCGACGGAAGGATCATATCAAACTGATGATCAGTTGCAGGATCCTGAAACGAGCAGTAGGTGTTTTTACTAAGATGTATTTCTTTCAAGATGTCACGGTTGTTAAGGTAGTTAACCTTGGCTGCGGGTTTTGCGATTAAAGTCATCGACAGTTTTCTCCAGATATGTACTTATTGTAGCATGTTTACAACATTTGTCAACCTCTTCTTAAACTACATGGTTTTTGATTTGGGTAAATAAGATGTAGGAACAAAAATGGCCATTACAAACTTTCCAGCTGAGCAGAATCCCGCAGTAGATCCAGAGCTGCCGCAGCCTGCTGGGCAACAACGGATTACCACACCATTTCCGGTCAACACAACAGTTGCACAAACTTCTGCCAGTGTTTTAAATGCTATTGCAGCAACAGGTGGGGCATTAAATGCCAATACACTTCAGTCTTTTTTGGCCAATCAAGGTGCCGCAGCTGGTACACGTTTGCGTCAGCAGCAGGCTCTGCAGGCCAGCTACAATCAACCCTCCAATGGAGACTGGCGTGTTAAAATACGTCTAGCACCTGAGTCTACCTACCTTTACAGAAGTGCCCAGCCAGGAATCTTGGCACCACTGGCTGCCAGTGACGGGGTGATATTTCCCTATACTCCCAGCATCAGCACATCTTACAATGCCAACTATGATGTTACTGATCTCACACATTCTAACTACCGTGGTCAATTTTACAAAAACAGCAATGTGGGTGATATCACTGTGACCGGCACGTTCACCGCACAAGACACTGTGGAAGCTGAATACGTGTTGGCTGTGATACATTTTTTCAGGTCAGTGACCAAGATGTTTTACGGCCAAGATCCCGAACGTGGCACGCCACCGCCCTTGGTCTACCTCACTGGTCTGGGACAATTTCAATTCAACAATCATCCTTGTGTGGTACGCAGTTTCAACTATGCCTTGCCCACTGACGTGGACTATATTCGCACACAACCCAATAACTTTGGTAACTTGTTGAATCGACGCACCCGAGAAATTACTTCACCATCCAACACAGTGGCATCCGTGCTGAGTCGGCTGGCCAATGCACGAGATATTTTGGGCAATATCTTGCAAAAAGGAGCCAAGCCCCCAGCAGGATCGGACTTGGCCAACACTGGATTGACCAGTCAGGCAGTGAGCAACACCAATCAGGCCACCTACGTGCCTACCAAACTGGAGATTTCTCTCATCCTATTGCCCATTCAAACTCGCAGTCAGGTCAGCCAACAGTTTAGTTTGAAAGGATTTGCCAAAGGTGATTTATTGAAAGATGGGTTCTGGTAATGGCCAACTATGACGCAACCAGTCCCTACTATACCACGGGCTACAGCCAGTTTTTTCTGGATGTAATGAACAATCGTGTTATACCTCAGGAAAATGATGATGTGGCTTTTGAAATCAATCTCACTTATCAATACAGGCCTGATCTCTTGGCCCATGATCTCTATGACGATGCTCGACTATGGTGGGTGTTTTATCAACGCAACCCCAACACACTGACTCGACCGCCCTTGGACTTTGCTGTTGGTGCAGTGATCTATCTGCCAAAGATTAGTACCTTGAAATCAGTGCTGGGATTCTAACATGGCCACTATCAACTTGCTTGGCTCACCCACTGTGTTGCCTCCCACAGCAGAAGAGCAACGGCGACAAATATCAAATTACCAAAGCAGTTCTGGTGCAGGCAAAAACACAGGTCAAGCCTTTGTAAACGCCACCAACACGTCGGTGCTGTCGGCCATCAGTCAATTCAACCCTGGTGTACAGCAAACAGTGTCAAAAGAGGATCAGGCCAGAACCAACACCACACAGACTCAGCAACAAACTGTGGCAACTGGCAACGTTGATGCACTGGGCTTGATAACTCCTCGACCCAACATTCTGGATCAATTTGCCAGCACTGTATGGTCAGCTTCGGTGTATTTGTTGAGTCCAGCACAGTACACCGAACTAGTACGAAGTCAACAACGTTCAGTCAATGGCTACAATCTGCTGTTTCAAACTGGTGGTGCTGGTGTCAATGTGGGCGGGCGTCAAGGTCGTGGCAGCCCAGTTGGTCAAGCACCCGGCAACAACGCACCCGATGCTGGCAGAAATCCAGCATTTGGTCAAGATTTTTATATTGATTCTGTGGAGTTTGAAAATCTTTTGCCTGGCAAAAGCACTCAAGCCGCACACAGTGTTTCCAGACTGAAATTCACAGTGGTCGAACCAGGCAGTATTACCTTGTTGGATCGTATGTATGCGGCTGTGCAAGACATGGCTCAGGCTCTAGACGAAACTGGGGCAGTAAACTACACAGCCACACAGTACCTCATGGTCATGCGCTGGTACGGTTACGACATCAATGGCAATCTCATTGAAGCTCGCACTGCGGCTGATGATCGCGGAGTCAGCGACACCAAAGCCATAGTGGAAAAATTTATTCCTTTTTTAATTAGAAAAATTGACTGGAGTGTGAGTAATCGTTTGGTGACCTATGAGTTTGAGTGTGCGCCAGTGGGACAAAGCGTGGCCGGCGGCACCAACCGAGGTACTGTGCCTTATGATGTACAGTTAAGTGCGCAAACTGTACAGGAACTGTTGAGTGGCGACACTGTGTATGCCAGCTTGAGCAGCAGCCAACAACAAGATCCTTCAGGAAGAAGAACAGCCGCAACTGATCCTAGATCTTTCACAGCAGTCAACGTGGCAGAAACTCCCAGAGCCGCAGCTCCAGCCACACAAGCAGCGGTGCGGGCAGTGGACAATGCTATTGCTGCCAACGGCACGCCTCCAACCAAAACCAATGCTGCACCCACAAACAAAACCACACTCAAAAGTGGTCTGGCTTCAGCCATGACAAAATTTGCACAGGACCATGTAGATGTAAAAAAAGCGTATACCAAGGCGGACACTTACACAGTGATCTTTGACGCATCCGCCAAAGAAATTGCTGATGCCACTATTGTTTTGCCGGGCGCCAAGATCAATCAAGCAGCCACGCCCATGGGAGTCAGTGCCAGTGTCAATGCCAATCAGGCATTATCTCCCGCAGCCAATGGCATGGACATCAAGGCACAAAACTACAGTATCACGGCTGGCATGCAGATGGTACAGGCCATTGATTTGGCTATTCGCAACAGCAGTTACATTTGGAATCAAGGGCTGTATATCATTGACAAGTATGGCAAACAAGTGCCCAATCCCAATGCTGGTCAAAATAAACCAATCAAATGGTACAAAATCAATCTTCAGGCCACTCCAGGTCAGTATGACAAAGCCAGAAATGATTTTGCCTATAACATTACCTATGTGATCAGTGCCTATGAAATTCCCAACTTTGACAGCAAATATTTTCCATTGGGTAAATTTCGTGGTGTACACAAGCGATATCCCTATTGGTTCACAGGCGAAAACACAGCAGTGCTAGATTTCACAGCCAATTTCAATGCAGCCTACAATATGACCATATCTGGTGGTCCTGATCAAGAAAGTGCTGATGCACAACTGCGCCGCCGACTAACCAGCAATACCAAAGACATTATAAAATACAGCTATGCACCTCGCAGCAGCGAAACTGCACAGGGAGGCCCAGTCAAAGGCACTGAGCAACAAAGCAATGCTGCTGAGTATCTGTATGCTATTGATCAGCCAGGCGGCAGTGAACTTAGAATCATAGGAGATCCGGCATGGATTCAACAAGGTTCTTTGGTGGGAGGAGTCACTCCTGAAGAATTCAGTACAAGTGCATTTGGGCCTGATGGTACCATAAACTTTGATAGTAGTCAGGTGTTGTTTGAAATTGCCTGGCAAAGACCCGAAGACTATGACCTCAGCACTGGCGTGGCCAATCCTTATGCAAGACCGGGCAACACTCCCGGCCAACCACAACAAACCAATGTGTATCAGGCCACTCGAGTGGTCAGCGAATTTCGTGGCGGACGATTTGAACAAGTGATCACTGGACTGTTGTATTATATTCCAGTGCCCAACAATCACAGTAACCCAGTCACACTACAACCTACTGCCGGCGGAGGTCAGAGCACTGCACAGTTTGCTGCCACAGACGAACGGCGACTTGATCTCAATCGCACACCTGACACTTACTTTGCTCCAAGAGACAGCATAGGCACTGGTGTGCGAGCCGATGCATTGACTGCTGGGTTGGCCGTGGCTCGCAGTGCTGCCGCTGTAGTCACTGGCACCAAACCAGCACCAATATTTTCCACACCTGATTATTCAGCAGCAGCAATATCTGGCACAGCATCACCTGCAGTGTTGATTCAAAACACTGTGGGACTGCAGAATCCGCCAGTGCCAGCATCGGGTGGAGGAGTGACCTTGGGCACAGTGGCTGACACAGCACCAGTGTCACTGAGAGGTGCTGCGGTGATCAATGCAGCAGCACTACGACCACCACAGGTCATGGCCAAAGATTTTTAAGGATCACACATGTCAGAAGAAATACAACGCAGTAGAGGTAGACCTCAAAATTACAAACCAGACCGCGGTGGCGCTCCCACTGAGTTTGGTCCATTTGCTGGAGTGGTCATGAACAACGTGGACGCTACCAGATCAGGACGACTGCAAGTGTACATTGAAGCATTTTCAGACGGCGACCGCATGGACAGCAACAAATGGACCACAGTCAGCTACTTGCCTGGATTTTTTGGTTACACTCCTGCAGGCAACACCGCCGCAGAAGGAGTGGGCGAATACACACAAAATCAAAATTCCTACGGCATGTGGTTTACTCCGCCGGACATTGGAATCACTGTGCTGTGTGTGTTTGTCAATGGTGATAGACAGTTGGGTTTTTACATAGGAGTTGTTCCAGAATCTGGCCTGGGTCACATGGTACCTGCCATTGGCAGCAGCAGCAACTATTTGGCTACCAATAAAAATCAAGAAACATATTTTTCTAATGCACCATTGTTGCCAGTCACTGAAGTCAATACTAACAACGATGTGTTGATCAACTCTAGCAGATTTTGGGACCAACAAAAACCTGTACACAGTGTGGTGGCTCAGACTTTGTTTCAACAGGGTCTCAGCACAGACACCGAACGTGGTCCTATCACCAGCAGTAGCCAACGTGAAACTCCCAGTTCAGTGTTTGGCATATCTACTCCAGGCACACCAGTGTATCAAGGAGGCATGAAACCAGCAGACATTGCAAAAAAAATACAACAAAATCAACTGCGGCCCGAAGATGCTGCTGTGATTTCTCGCAGGGGTGGTCATAGCTTGGTCATGGATGACGGAGATCTCACTGAGGCCAACGCTTTGTTCCGCCTGCGCACAGCCAAAGGTCATCAGATCATGATGAATGATTCGGGAAATTTTTTGCACATTATGCATGCCAACGGACAAACTTGGTTGGAGTTTGGCCAAGAAGGCACAGTGGATGTGTTTAGCACCAATTCTATCAATCTACGCAGTCAAGGAGACATCAATTTGCATGCTGATCGAGACATCAACATGTATGCAGGACGCAATTTCCAATGCCGTGCGCAAGAGAATGTCAAAATTGAAGCTGATATAGATCTCACAGTGACGGTGAAAAAAAATGTCACTGTGTACAGCAAGGCCACTGTTGGTATCAAAGCCGACGGTGCCATGTCCTTGCAAAGCGCCAACGGCAGTTGGCAAGGAGGCGGATCGCTTAAATTTCAAGCCGGCGGCATTGATTTAAATGGACCCTCTGCACCGGCAGTGACTGTACCTACTCCTATACAAAAAACTCTTCTGGATGATGTAACCTTTAACAGCAGTCAGGGTTGGCAAGTTCTAAAAGATCAACTGAAGAGCATTGTGACTCGAGCTCCCACTCACGAACCTTATCCTTATCACAACAAAGGTGTAGCTGTGGAAACCAAGTTTGAGCCCGGCAAACCTACTCCACCACCGGGCGCATCGCCAGTGCCAGCTGGTGTGGAGGTGACTGCCCAATGAGTATTTACAATTTTGTAAATCCTGCCAATGGTCAAAACTTTGAGATCAAAGGACCGCCAGGCCTGTCTCGAACACAAGCCAAAGCCATATTTGATCAACAAGTTCAGACTGGCAGTTTGGTGGGTTTCAACTCAGGTGATGTGCTTAGTGCTGCCACACAAGTTGTAGATCAATTGCCGGGTGCGCAGGCACAATTGTCTCAGGCTCTGTCAGGCCGCGGTGGAGATTTGACAGGGGTGATTAGAAACACACCAAGCACAGGTGACATTGCTGGTCAGTCGCAGTTGGTTGCAACTCGGTTGCAGAGCAGTGTATCTTTTGTGGCAAACCAGCTGCCAGTTACCAATGGCATCAACATAGCTGATTTTGCCAAACAAGGCACAGCTCTTGTGCCCATACAAAAACTGTCAGTGCCCGACGTGACCGCAGCCATGAGCTCAGTCAGTAAACTGGTATCACAACCAGCAAGTGAAATTTCTAACAATTTAGGAGTGGGCAAGTTTGGTTTTGATGCCAAGCAATTAGAGGCAGCTGGCATACTCAAACCGGGCACAGCATCAACTTGGTTAAGTCAAGGCACTAACTCTTTGACCGATGTATTGAAAAGTCCTGCAGTGTACACTGGCAAAAATGGCATCAACAATCTAGATAGTTTGTTAAGTTCAGTGCCCAAACAAGATCAGATACAACAACAATTGATGAGTCAAGGACTCGGCGCTGTGAGTGCAGCGGGCATTCCTGTTGCCCAGTTGACCAGCGGTCCTCTAGCTGGCCTGGCCAATGCAGCAGCAAAAAGTGTATCAGACACCTTGGCTTTGGCCAAGGGTTTGCCGTTGCCAGCTGGCATCAAATCCACATTAGACAAATTTTTGCGCGATGGTGCATTTGCTGCAAACTTTTCTGCATTCAAAGTTAACAATCCCATGAAAGAATTCATTGTGCCCGTTGCGGCCGTAGACACCACAGATCGAGTCACAGTGGATGCTGCCAGCCAACGCATTGTGGGCAACGACAAAGTTCCTGAATTTCAGTATTAAAAAAATCTTGGTTCAAAATGCTGTGAGTTAAGCACCATAAATATAGTCATGACCACCTTTGTCGGCTTCAATACCATCGATCAATACAAAAAGTTTACACTCACAGACTTTGCATTGATTCAGCGAGATCTACTGAATGCATTCAACATTCGCCAAGGTGAATTGCCAGGACGTCCAGGTTACGGAACAGTGATATGGAACTATCTGTTTGAAAATCAAGTTGAACAACTGCAACAAAATATTCAGCAGGAGGTGCAACGAGTGTGCGGTGGTGATCCTAGAATTGTGCTGAATGATGTACAGGTATTTCCACAAGAGAATGGTATCTTGTTGCAGATCGAAGTCACAGTTTCTCAAACTACCACAGCCGAAATACTCAGTATATTTTTTGATCTGCAACAGCGCAATGCCAGTTATGTATAACTGCGTGGTTTTTGTTGTACATAAATAAACAACAGGCACGATCATAATGGCAACAACCACAAGACAAACAGCAATATTTGGCGTTGAGGACTGGAAACAGATCTATCAAACCTATCGCGAAGCTGACTTTCAAAGCTATGACTTTGAAACTCTACGCAAAAGTTTTATTGACTACCTACGCTTGTATTACCCTGAAACTTTCAATGACTACATTGAATCATCGGAATTCATTGCTCTACTAGACGTAATTGCATTCATGGGCCAGGCCCTGGCTTTTCGAACTGACCTTAACACAAGAGAAAACTATCTAGACACTGCTGAGCGCAGAGATTCTGTGGTGCGTTTGGCCAATCTTGTCAGCTACACTGCCAAGCGCAATACCGCAGCTCAGGGCTTTCTCAAAGTGTTCAATGTAACCACCACGGAAAACGTGGTAGACTACAACGGTGTGAATTTGTCCAATGTCACTGTAAACTGGGCCGATGCCACCAATCCAGACTGGCAAGAACAATTTACTGCCATTATCAACGCCAGTCTAGTAGACAGCCAACGTGTGGGTCGCCCGGGCAATCGACAAACTATTTTGGGTGTGCGCACAGACGAGTATGGCATTAATCTTGTGCCAGGTTTTTTGCCAGTGATACCTTACACTGCCACAGTGGATGGAGTCAGCATGCCATTTGAAGCCATGACTTCAACGTCGGTGGGCGAAGACTATGTGTATGAACCTGCGCCGGTTCCTAATACCACATTTAATATTTTGTTTAAAAATGATCAACTGGGGTTTCAATCAGCCAACACAGGTTATTTCTTTTTGTTCAAACAAGGTATCCTGCAAAATCAAGATTTCAATCTAGCTGAACGCATTGCCAACCGCACTGTGGACATCAACATTGAAGGCGTCAACAATGAAGACCGTTGGTTGTTTCAGTTGGATGATGTGGGCAATATTGCTCAACAATGGCAGTACACTGAAGACATCTATCAGGCTGCTGCTGAAAGAGCCACAGCTTTGCAGTCAATTTACACAGTGACCAGCCGAGCCAATGATCAAATCACCATGGTATTTGGTGATGGTGTATTTTCTCAAATTCCTGTGGGCACGTTTCGAGCCTATGTACGGGCCTCAAATGGGCTGCAATACATTATCAATCCTGAAGAAATGCAAAATGTAGTGTTGCCTATTTCTTACACTGATCGCAACGGCAATCTACAAACCATTACATTCACCTGCGGCATCACTCGGCCAGTGTCAAACAGCCAGGCACGTGAGCCCATTGCTGCCATTAAACAACGTGCTCCAGCACGTTACTACACTCAAAATCGCATGGTCAACGGTGAAGACTACAATCTATTTCCTTATACTGCATACAACTCTATTATCAAAAGCAAGGCAGTGAATCGTGCATCTATTGGTACCAGCCGATATCTTGACTTGGTTGACAACACTGGCAAATATTCGTCAACCAATACATTTTCTAGTGATGGTGCATTGTGGCAGGAAAATATCTTGCCCACCATACTGTTTTCTTGGACCAACCGCAATGAAATTGCAGATGTGATTACCAATCAAGTACAACCAACTTTGACTCAAGCAACAGTCAAACAGTTTTACTATGCTAATTTTCCAAGGGTGACCAGTGCCACTGTTCCCATTGGTGTGACCTGGTTGCCTGGATACACTTGGAATCAAAGTACCACGCTGGCCAACGAAACCACAGGATACTTTAAAAACACCACAATCAGTACAACATTTCCCAGTGGCGCACCAATTCCCATTGGCGCCACAACTACCACTATGTTTAAATATGCAGTGGTGGGCAGTTTGATTCAATTTGTGCCTCCTACAGGTTACTACTTTGATCGCAACAATCGACTGGCTCAGGGCACGCCCACTCGTGCAGGCGAAACTTTAGAGATTTGGGCCAGTTGTCAACAAATCATAGGTGACGGCAGCAACAATGGTGTTGGCAATCTGAGCACAGGATCGGGTCCTGTGACCATCAACAATTTTGTGCCCACAGGCGCAGTGGTCAATGCCATTATACCACTGTTTGTAACAGACTTGCCCAACTCTGTTGAACAGGCCATGGCCGAACAAATTTTGTTGAATCGTAATTTTGGTCTAGGCTACGACAGCAACGGTGACATTACAGGCACACCCTATACCTGGTATGTGATTTTACAACAAAATTTATACAGCACACAGCAAAACGGAGACCCTGCTACTTGGGCACAGATTCCTGAATCGCCACAAGTAAACACTCCACCAAACGGCCTCGCCGGAAACAACAATGGTATTAATTCAGATGCTTCCTGGCTGATCAAATTTGAAGTGCAAAATCAAAATTACACCATAACTTTTAGAGGGTTAAGCTATAGTTTTGGATCTGTACTACAGACCAGATTTTTCTTTTACGAAGACCAGTTGGTATATGACAGTAGAACAGGCACAGTGATCAAAGACTTTGTCAATGTGCTGTCAGTCAATACACAACCCAACAGCACAGCACCATTGCCCGGCGATGTGATAATGACCATTATTGGTCAGCCGGTGGAAAGCGATGGTTACGTTGATGATTTCCAAGTACTGGTGGGCTACAGAGACAGTGACAATGATGGAGTTCCGGATAATCCTGATTTTTTCAACGACATTGTGGGTCCAGTGACAGCGTCCGGACCATTTGTATTTTTCCAACAAACTGTGGATTTTGACAATTTGCAGAGATATCTATTGGTTGAGCCCGGGCGTGTAAATTACAACTACGGCACATTGGACCAAATTGAATTGGCCAAAACAGAGTGGTCTCCAGGTCAAGTATTTTATGCATATGCTCAAAATTCTTTTTATGAACTGTCAATTAGTACCACAGGAGTGCGAACAATTGTGAGTGTGTCAGGATGGTTAGCACAAGGCGGCCGCCAGGCTCTGTATTTTCAATATCGCCACAACAGTCCTCTCAGCAACAGAATTGATCCAGGAACCACTAATATCATTGATCTTTATGTAGTAACTCAAAGTTATTACACAGCTTATCAAAATTGGCTACGCGATACCACAAACACTGTGCTACAACCAGAAACGCCTACCATTGATGAACTCAGTACAGAATATCAAAAATTACAAGATTATAAAATGATTAGCGACACCATGATTATTAATTCGGTACAATTTAAACCTTTGTTTGGACCCAAAGCAGCTCAAGAACTACGAGCCACCATCAAAGTTATACGTGCTCAAAATTCCACAGCCAGCGTGAGTGAAATCAAAAGTTCTGTGTTGGCCGAAATCAACACTTATTTTTCCATTGACAAATGGAATTTTGGAGATACCTTTTACTTCAGTGAGCTAGCAGCATATTTGCATCGACAACTGGGTTCTATTATTAGTTCTGTGGTGTTGGTGCCGTTAGACCAACAAAAAAGTTTTGGTGACCTATACGAAATACGCAGTCAGCCCAACGAAATTTTTGCCAATGGTGCCACCATTGACAACATTGATGTTATTCAGGCTCTGACCAGCAGCAATTTACGCACTGCACCGGGCAGTGGTGTTGGCGGCGGTATAGCAACCACAGTAAATGGTACCAGCGCCAGTGGTACCAGTGTTAGTACCGGTGGCGGTGGAGGCTATTAATGGCACGTACTAGATCAGTAGATTTTCTACCAGAAATATTTCAAACTCCAGTCAACAAGCAGTTTTTAGCAGCTACTTTGGATCAGTTGATTCAAGAACCCAAGTTCAAAAAAACACAAGGGTTTATTGGTCGCACTGTGGGTCCTGGGGTCAACCCCAATGATGCCTATGTGGTAGAACCAGGCAAAACTCGACAGGATTATCAACTTGAACCAGGGGTTGTGTCATTGAAACCCGACACCAATGTCATCAACAACGTGATCACATATCCAGGGATCAATGATGCAGTGGCATTGCAAGGCGGCAACATTGATCGTGCTGACCTTTTGTACAACAGCGATTATTATACCTGGGATCCTTTTATTGACTATGACAGTTTCATCAACTTCAGTCAATACTATTGGCTGCCCAGTGGTCCCAGCACAGTTGATGTGAATTCCAGTGGCGTGCCATTGCAACAAAATTTTTCAGTCACCCGGGGCACTGATTCTTATCTATTTTCTGGACAGACTGGTGCCAATCCCACGTTGTATCTAGTACGTGGCGGCAATTATAATTTTGCAGTGGCTCAAAATGCAACTGAAACTGTGAATTATCGGGTGGCCAATGATGCTTCTTCGTCTTATCAAATTCAACAACAAACCAACCCCACATTGACCTTGGTACGTGGCAACACCTATGTGTTCGAATTAAATTTGAACGGCGATTATCCTTTTTGGATCAAAACCGAACCCAGTCTTGGCACAGGCGATGCCTATCAAACAGGTGTGCGCCGAAACGGCAGTGCATTTGGCGATATTACCTTTGTGGTTCCTCAGGACGCACCAGACACACTGTACTACACCAGTCAAAATTTTACCAACATGCAAGGTATTTTGCAAATTGTAGACGGTCAATCAGGTACCGGCCCAGGATTTTGGATACAGACTGCGCCAGGAATCAGTGGCACAGTGCCCAGCACACCCAACATCAGCAGCCGCAATGTGTTAGGAGTAATCAACAACGGCACTGATCTTGGCACAATTGAATTTGAGGTACCTTCTAAAACTGCTCAACAATTTTATTACAATTTGCCCAATGTTGGGCCTGTTGACTTTCTCACCGATCTGCCATTCAATGAAATCAACAATCAACCATTGGCCACATTTATTCAAACACAAGGCGGCATTGACGGAGTTACCTATCTGCAAAATCGCACCTTGGTGTTTACCAGCACAGAAGAATCTGGTTGGGTCAACGGTGCCAGCACTGTTGCTCCAGCCGACAGATATCAGATATGGCAAATCAACATTGTGTCAGTGCTTGGTGTTGACGTCATCAATCTTGTAAAAATAGCCAACATTGGATTCAATCAAAAGTTCACATTGGCCTACGGTAACCAATACAGCAACACCAGTTGGTATAAAAATAATCTTGGTTTATTTCAACAGATACCGTTGTTGTCCGCAGTGACATCTGAATTATATTACCAAGACTCTACAAATCCTGATCTGTTTGGACGCATTGTATTGTTGGATCCTGATCAACAAAACACAATTTTTATAGACAACATCTTAGGTCAATCTGCATATACTTCTCCCAATGGAGTGGTATTTACTAATGGTCTCAAAGTGCGTTTCACTGGCGATGTGATACCCGCCAGTGCAGCATCTAATTCTGCGCAATTCACTTGCACTGCTACCACAGCCGGCAGCAACCTTATCACCTGCAGCAGCACAGCCGGCCTGTATGAAGGTATAGAAATTGTTTTCTCAGGTACCACAGCCGGCGGCATTGTGCCCGGTGACGTTTACTACGTGAAATCAATTGCGGCCAACGGTATTCAATTTAGTATCAGCACTGTGGTTGATGGTGCTACTTATGCAGTGAGCACAGCCACCGTGGCCGGATTCACTGCCACCGCTACCAGCAACAATGAATTTTATGTCAGCGGTGTGGGAACAGCTATTGCATTGTTGCCTGTGCGAAATTTTGTTACTCCTGAAACTTATGTGGTTGATGCCAACGACAGTACCATTGCCACAGAGCCTGACGAAGTAGACTATCTCACCATTGATCGTGCCAGCAATGATCTCAATGCTTGGACACGCAGTAATCGTTGGTTTCATGTGGATGTGATCACCGCTGCTGCTGGCTACAACAACACCGTGATTGAACTGAACAACAACTATAGAGCCAAACGACCCATCATAAGTTTCAGACCTGGTATACGATTATTCAACATGGGTGTACAAGGCAAACAACCTGTGGACGTGATAGATTTTGAAACCACAGATGCATTTAGCGAAGTTGAAGGTTCCACCGGCTATGCAATTGATGGCTACAGTTTGGTTGATGGATCACGTGTGATCTTTGCAGCCGACCTTGATCCAGATGTACGAAACAAAATTTACACTGTGCAATTTATAGAACCTGACAGTGTGCCACCATTGATAACACAACCTATCATTCATCTGTCATTGACCAGTGACGGTCTAGTGGTGCCCACTCAAAGCACAGTGTGTCTTGAAGGCAATGATCTCAAAGGCATTACATTCTGGTATGATGGTGTGGAATGGTTGCAGGCCCAACAAAAAACGTCAGTGCAACAGGCTCCGTTGTTTGATGTGTACGATGCCAGCGGTTTCAGTTTTGCAAATACCAACAGTTATCCCAGCAGCACCTTTGTGGGCAGTAAATTATTCAGTTATGCTGTGGGAGACACTTCTGTAATTGATCCTATATTAAAATTCCCCCTGCAGTATCTCAACATCAACAATGTGGGTGACATTGTTTTTGAAAACAATCTCTACAAAGATACCTTTGTGTATGTGGTAGACAATGTGTCTACCACAGCTGATATCAGCTCTGGTCTGGCCAGAGAATATGCCAATATCATTGATTATACAAAACTGATTGGCTGGCAGCCAGCTGCTGCTACCAGTCAACAGTATCAACAGTTTAGATTTGTGTACACCGGGCAGACTCTGACCCTTGACGTGGCGGTGAGCACTACCACTGTGATGCCGGTGCTAAAAATATATGTGGGATCTAATTTTGTCTCTCCCAACGATTACACCTATAGGGTGGGCAGCCGCAGCACTGTTATAACTTTTGATCAAGAATATTTGCTCACTGATGTTATTGAAGTACTGGCTCTGAGTGATCAGAGTTCAACAGTTGGATTTTATCAGGTACCTGTTAACCTTCAAAACAATCCACTCAACAGCAACAGCAACAGCTTTACACTGGGCACTATTCGCACACAGTATCAGACTATATGTGAAAATTTGCCTGCATTGACTGGACCCATTGCTGGAGCCAACAACACCAGAGACCTGGGTAATTTAGTGCCCTATGGACTGACCATATTGCAACACAGCGCACCTATGACCTTGGCTGGTTATTTTTTGCGCAGTGACCAATACAACATATGGTCCAGTATGCAGTTTAACAGCAATGAATATTTGAAATTCAAAGGTCAACTGCTAAACGCAGTCACACAACAAACCATTCAGTTTCAAGGCACCGCAGACGTTTTAGACACTGCATTGGCTGACATCACTCTGGGACGAGTAGAAACTCAGCCTTTTTACTGGAGCGACATGTTGCCTGCTGGTGCTGTGTATACCACGTTAAATTACACTGTATCTCGCACCACAACCAATACATTTGATGTCACACAGGTTTACAACTACACATCAGCCAACTATCTTGGCATGAATGTGTATTTGAACAATGTGATTCTCATGCGTGACCGCGATTACACTGTGGCCACTGATGGGCCTAGAATCACTGTGTTGATCAATCTCACTCTGGGCGATCAACTGATGATTCGAGAATATGCTGACACTGCTGGCAATTTTGTACCCAATACACCTACCAAATTAGGGCTGTATCCGGCCTGGCGACCAGAAATAGTCACCATTCAAACCACTTCGGGCGCTCAAACTGTGATCATAGGTCATGATGGCAGTCAAACCAGAACTTTTGATGACATACGCGATGATGTGTTGTTGGAATTTGAAACCAGGATTTTTAACAATTTAAAACTGGACGGAAATCCTGTGCCACTGACTGCAACAGATGTGATTCCAGGTCAGTTTAGATCAACCGGTTATAGCCTAGATCAAATCAACAACATTTTGGGCACAGATTTTTTAAGCTACGTAGCTTGGAACAAACTGGACTACAAAACTCAAGATTATCAGGCCAACAACGAATTCAGCTGGAACTATTCTGACAGTCAAAGTCGACTTGACAACAACAGTGTGCCTGGCGCCTGGCGAGGTATCAATCGCTTGTATTACGACACACAACAACCTCAACTGGTGCCATGGGAACTGTTGGGATTTACTATCAAACCCAGTTGGTGGCAAGATCGCTATGGCCCAGCACCGTATTCTCAAGACAACTTGGTGTTGTGGGAAGATCTTGAAGCCGGTTATGTGGCTGATCCTGTGGCACCGTATTATTTGCCACAGTATGCAAGACCCGGACTGTTGTCTGTGATACCCACCGGCACAGAAGGTCAACTGCTGAGTCCGTTTGACTCAGTGATCAGCACATTTGATGCACAGACTTTTAGAAAAAGTTGGAGCCTGGGCGATGGCGGTCCCGTCGAAGCTTCTTGGTGGAATTCCAGCGCCTATCCGTTTGCAGTGATGCGACTGCTGGCCCTGACACAAACTGCTAAGTTTTTTGCATTGTTTGCTGATCGCGACTTATACAAATTTAATTCTGATTACGGACAATATCTCTATGACAACAGATACCGACTCAATGCCAACCGCATTGAAGTGTATGGCAACGGTGTCAGCAAGGCCAGTTATATCAATTGGATTGTTGACTACAATCGCCAGTCTGGTTTGGACAGCACCAACGATTTGTCCAATGATCTTGACTTCATTGATGTGCGACTGTGCTACCGTATGGCCAGTTTTTCAGACAAACAATACATCAAGATTTACACTGAAAAATCCAGCCCCAATTCTGTTAATACCACTTTTTTAATTCCTGATGAAAATTACAACTTGGTATTGTATAAAAACCAACCTTTTGACCGGGCCAGTTACAGTGCTGTGGTAATTCAAAAATCTGGTTTGGGATATGCTGTGTTTGGTTACAGTACCAGTCAACCTTATTTCACAGTGCAACAAAGTATGAGTTCAGGCCTGTTGCAGACCTATACCGTGGCCGGAGTCACTGTAAAAGTGTCCACAGTTTACACTGATAACACAGTGAACATTCCTTATGGTTATGTGTTTGCCAGCACCACGGCTGTGGCTGATTTCTTGTTGAGTTATGGACAATACTTGCAGAGACAAGGACTAACGTTTGAAGACAGCACAAATGGTTACATCTTAAACTGGCCACAGATGGTAACAGAATTTTTGTATTGGAGTCAACAAGGTTGGGACGAGTCTGCTCTAATTAATTTGAATCCTTTGGCATTCAAACTCAGTGTGACCAAGCCACAGGCCGTGGTTGACAGCATTCAAGCACAGACCACTGACAACATTTTGTTGGACCAAAATCGTAGAGAATTATTTACACGTAATTTGATTATCACACGTCTAGACAACACATTCACAGTGGAACCGGCCAACGAACAAACTTTAAGTTTTATAGATGTAAAATACACGTCATACGAACACATGATTGTGCTGGACAATTCCAGTTTGTTTGGAGATGTAATCTATGATCCTATAACTGGAGCAAGACAAAGTAGATTGAATCTCACAGCAGTGACCACTACAGAATGGAATGGCTCGGTGGACGCACAAGGATTTGTGCTTAATCAAAACAATATTGAGGAATGGAGTTCTGACCGAACTTACACCAAAGGTGAGATAGTACTGTTCAAAGGAGCATACTGGTCCGCAGCCACTATTGTGCAGCCCACAGCAGTATTCAATGCCAATGATTGGATCAAAAGCGACACAGATCAGATACAACTGGGTTTGTTGCCCAACTTGGCCACCAAAGCCGACCAATTGACCAACAGTTACAACATCAATTCAGCCAATCTTGAAAGTGACAATGACCTGTTGAGTTACGGGTTGATTGGTTTTAGGCCACGAGAATACATGACCAGTTTGAATTTGGACGATGTCAGTCAGGTCAATGTGTACCGACAGTTTTTAGATTCTAAAGGCACAGTGCTCAGTGCAGAATTGTTCAGTCAAGTCAATCTTGGCAAGGAAGCAGCTGACTATGACATATTTGAAAACTGGGCTGTGCAACGAGCAGTTTATGGAGCCAATGCCAATCGCAGCTATGTGCAACTGAGACTGGATCAGGCCCTGCTAGATGCCAACCCCAGTGTGATTCAAGTAATCAACACTCAACAGACCAGCAAAGCTGATCAAACTGTGCTGGTGTCCGAAATATGGCGTGAAAGTTTTCCTATCACATCACCAGACTTTTTGCCTACAACCACGGATCTGCCCACAGACACAGCATTGCCATCAGCAGGCTACGTGAATCTTGACGATGTTGATATCACAGTGTTTGATATCAACAACACTGACAGTTTGTCTGCCAGCATTGACAGCATTGGGGTGGGTACCACGGTATGGGTGGCCAAGATCAATGACTATGACTGGGCTATCTATCGCACACAGGCTGTGCCAGGAACAATTTCGCATGTTTGTGATAATTTAGATGGCACAAGCCTGGTGATATTTACACAACCACATGAATTATCTGTTGGTGACAAGTTGATCATCAAATTTTTTGATCTAGAAGTCAATGGGGTGTACACAGTGCTCACTGTGCCCAGTTTGGAAAAAATCACAGTGGCCTTTAGTTTTACCGGTGATCGTACTGTGGTCAATGGCACAGGACTTGGATTCACATTGACAACACAGCGTGTGGCACAGGCCAGTGATATCTTGTTGTTACCTTATGCCAACACCATTGAGCCAGGAGCTCGAGTCTGGGTGGACAACAACGGCAATGGCTCGTGGGCTGTGTTAGAAAAACAAGAAGTGTTTTCTGAATTGTTAAGTGTGAGTCCTGCTGTCAAAGACATCAATCAGCAGTATGGCACCGCAGTGGCACAGGCACAAAATCGTTTTGCAGCCCTGGTAGGTAGTCCGTTGTATCGGTTACCTGAAACGTTTTCACAATGGAGTATTAACGATACTTACACACCTGGTGAAATTGTAGTGGTGCCTGACCCTGTGCAAGCTGAATTTTTCCAGTGTAAAAATGCTGTTGCAGTAGCAGGAGTTGTGAATATTTACAACACTAGTTATTGGACTCCTTATAATATTTCTGCACAGCCTCAACGAGGTGCAGTGTACGTGTATGTCAAAAACAACAGTGAAACTTATTCACCCATATCGCCGTTGGCCCCTGAAGATGCTGTGCTGAGCCTTGACGTTTTTCATGTCAGCGGCACCAGCACGAATGCCAGCATTTCAGGAACTGTTTTGACTCTGGGCGGCACTGTGATTGGCAGTTTTGAACCTGGTATGATACTCACTGGCAACAATGTTGTCAGTGATACTACTATTTTAGCACAGCTTACTGGCACTGCTGGACTTGCTGGCACGTACTCCATAAGTGTGGACTATACTGCACTGTCGCCTGTGTCTGCCACTGCGGTTGCTGCAAACGTTCCGGCTGTTAGAAATCTTGGTGCGGCACTGACTTTTGGCAATCAAGCATGGGCTGCTGCTGGCGCCCCGGGCAGCCTGGGCTCCACAGGTACTGCGGACAATGGTTATGCAGTGGTTATCTATCGTGCTCCTGAATTGGGCGCAGCCGGCACCATACCTTTTGCCAATTGGCAACTGTTAACCAGCCCCAACTCAGTTATTGCCGCTGAAAAATTTGGATCAGCTGTGGCCATGAGCCAAGACGAACGTTGGTTGTATGTGGCAGCCGCTGGGAACAATGCAGTGCATGCCTATGCGCAGGTGCCTTGGGAAGATCAAAAAATTCGTGCTTTTTCAGACGGAGTCACCAAGTCTTATTTTATTGGCAATACCATACAGATCGATCAAGACACACAATTGACTGTGCTGGTAGAAGGCAACAAGCAAACACTGGGCGTGGATTACACTGTGACTGAACTGTTGACACAAGTGATTTTTGTCACTGCACCAGCGCAAGGTGAGTTCATTGAAATTGTTCGCACCAGCAGAATTTTGTTGGATCAACAAGTCTCTTATGATGTTGTTCAAAGTGCCACATCAGGCGCTGGCACTGGCGCCAAATTCACTGTGGTTTATCAACGCAATCAGGTAGGCCCCACAGTAAGTCAACCCAGCAACACTGTTGGATCAGTTTCAGTATCAGCTGGTGGAGTCAATTACGTCGTAGGCAATACCATTACTTTGTCAGCTGCCAGCTTTGGCGGTCAAAGTGTGAATGGTGCTATTACCTTGACTGTGTTAGGTGTAGACGCCACCACTGGTGCTGTTTCTACATTCTCTGTGGCCTACACACCCACAGTGTTGGCCACACAGTTTTCATTGAATGAATACCTGTACACTGTGGACAGTGTCTACAGTTTTTCAGTGCTGGTAGATGGTGTGTTACAACGACCAGGAATTGATTATGGGTACAGTGGGCTCAATGACGACATAACATTTATTAATGTTCCTGTTGCAGGTGCTGCCATACTGATACGGGCTGAAAGCTATTATGAATACTGCGACACCATAACCAATGTCAACAGTGTGAGTGGTGACCAGTTTGGATACAGCGTGAGCACCAGCACTGATGGTCGCCAAATATTGATTGGTGCCAATCAAACCACAGTAGATACTGATGATCAGGCCGGAACTGTTTATGTGTATGATCGCTGTGTGCAAAAATTTATCTATGGTACAGATGGCAGCACTGTTACGTTCACAGTGTTGGGCACAGTGAATAGCCCAGTGGCAGTATTGGTCAATGGTGAATTTTTCACCAACGAAATTTCAGCGGCCCCCAATGCTACTAACACTTTTACAGTGTCTGGCAATATCATAACAATCAATGGTAATCTGCAAGTGGGAGATATTATTGAAATTGAAACCAATGAATTTCAATTGGTACAAACCATCAATCAAAACATTGTAGAAAGTTTTGCAAATTATGGTCAAGCTCTTGATTTGTGCAGCTACAATTGCAGCATGTATGTGGGTGCGCCCAACAGCAGTTATCAAATAATCAAAGGCGGTGTGGTTGAACGTTTGGTCAATCAAAGTCGTGTGTATGGAGTCACGGCCTGTGGCAATCCTGGAGCTACATTGACTGCTGGAAATACCTTACGTGTCAACAATCAAGACGTAGTGGTGCCTGGCACCTGGAACAACAGCTTGATTTACACTGTAAATACCGTGGTCTACAACACTGCCGACGCTGTTACAAGCATATATTCTAGTCTGCAAAGTGTGCCAGCCGGTACTGCCTTGACCAACACATCTTATTGGCGTTTGATTCAAACCACTACAGTGTTGTCATCTGTGGACTATCGTGCGCTGGCTGCGCAGATCAACATTGATGTGCCCAATGCAATAGCATCTGTGGATGAACACTTGCATTTGACCATTGCAGTAAAAAATATTGCAGCAGCAATGCCTGGCAATCTTTTACAAGTGGCTCCAGGCAGTATTGGCACTGCATTTGACGACATTGACTTTACCACTTTTGTTTTGACACAAACTATACAGAGCCCATACCCAGTGGACTATGCTGGTTTTGGCAGCAGTGTCAGTATTGATGACACCGCTGTCAATTTGGTAGTAGGGGCACCACGCGGCACTTTATACTTGATCACTGTGTTTGATCTCAACAACACAGATTTTGACGAAGGCGCTACCGATTTCTTTGATCAAGTTTTGCAAAGCGGTGCTGTATATACCTATGATTTATTGCCTAGTTCGGACGCATCAGTGACCAACCCTGACAAATTTGTGTTTGGACAACAAATTGACAATCCTGATGTGGCATCTTATGATCAATATGGAACCGCAGTTGATTACTCATCAGGTGTATTGTTTACAGGAGCACCTGGCAACGAATCTGAAGACAGCACATTGTCTGGCAATTTTGGGCGAGTATTTGTGAGTGTGAACGAAAACCGTGTGCCGGCCTGGACCACATTACAAAATCAGCAGCCAGTGGTAGATGTTCGATTATTGAATAACGTTTATCTATACGATGTGGTTTCTTCTGAAACCACACAATATCTGGACTTTTTTGATCCTCTACAGGGCAAAATACTAAGCGCAGCCAGACAAAACATAGATTATCTAGGAGCGATAGATCCTGCCAGCTACAATGTAGGAGCCAGCGGCATCAATGGCACCACCTGGGGAGAAAATCAAGTGGGCGAAGTATGGTGGGATACCAGCACAGTGCGATTTATCGATCCCAACCAAGACGACATTGTGTATGCCAGCAGAAGATGGGGACAGGTGTTTCCAGGCAGCAGTGTGGATGTGTATCAATGGATTGTGAGTCCTACCCCACCGTCAGACTATGCTGGGGAAGGCACACCACTGACCACTCTCAGCTACGTGGTAAACTCTGTGTTGTCAAACGAAGGCGTGATCAATCTACAGTATTTTTTCTGGGTGCAAGGTATTACTGTGGTGGCCACAGCCAAAGGCAAAACTCTTCCAGTCAGTGCCGTGGCCAATTACATAGAAAATCCTCGCGCCACTGGTATTGCTTATATGGCTGCTATCAATGCCAGCACCGTGGCCATTTACAACGTTGGAGACTTGCTGAATGCCAATGACACTGTGTTGAGCATTGAATTTGATCGTGAGTTGACCAATGCCAATGTACACACAGAATATGAATTAATAGCACAAGGCAAAGACAGTGCTTGGCTTAGCCAAAATCTTTATCGCAAATTGCAAGACAGTTTTTGTGGAGTAGACACAGCAGGAAATTTGGTTCCTGACGTGAACCTCAATGCTGGTGAACGATATGGTGTGCAATTTAGACCACGTCAAAGCATGTTTGTCAACAGGTTTGCTGCGCTGAAAAATTATTTGTCTCGAGCCAACACAGTTTTGTCACGTTATCCTGTCAGCGAAAATCGATCATTTGATCTTTTAAACAGTCGAGACCCTGAGCCCACAGCAGGATCAGGCCAATGGAACAAACGAGTGGCCAATTTGGAGATCTTGGGATTTCAAAACATCTATGCAGTGGCCTTGGGTTACAATTATCTTGTGGTCAGTGACAGCAACAATGGTGGCCTATGGACCATTTACACAGTTACTGAAACTGTTACTGTTGACGGAACGGTGCGACAACTTGTGTTAAGCCGAGTGCAAAATTATAACACTAGACAATATTGGAACTACATCAACTGGTATCTGCCTGGCTACAATACCAGCTCAAAAATCATTGTTGAAGTGCCCAACATTGCTGCCTTGAATGAATTGACTGTGCCGGTGGGCAGCAGTGTAAAAGTCACGGCCAATAGTCAGGGCAAATTTGAAATTTATCTGCGCACTCAAACTGGTTTTCAACGTGTGGGTCTACAAGATGGTACCATTGAGTTCAGTGCTGTGCTTTGGAATTACGCTCTAGGACGTTATGGATTTGATCTTGAAGTTTTTGATGCACAGTATTTTGATCAAGAACCTGTGATCGAAACAAGAAAAATAATTCAGGCCATCAATCAAGAACTTTTTGTAGATGATCTTTTGATTGAGCGTAACAGAGCGTTGACTCTCATGTTTGATTTTGTATTGAGTGAACAGGGCGCACCCGAGTGGTTGGTCAAGACATCCTTGATTGATGTGGAACATCGTATACGTGCGTTGTTGCCATTTCAAAATTACAGTAGAGACAATCAAGAATTTGTAGTAGATTACATTCAAGAAGTCAAACCATATCATGTGCAAATTAGAGAATTTAATCTGCGCTATTCAGGCCGTGATGTTTGGCCTGGTGATGTGGCAGATTTTGACTTGCCAGCCTACTATAACACTTCTCTAGAAGTGCCTAGATATACCAGTCCAATACTGTTGCCATACGAAGCTGGCACAGCATTCAACAGCGAAATCAACACACTCAGCAATTTGCCAGCCAACAGCACTGTATGGGACTCTTGGCCTTACAGTCAATGGTTCAATAATTATTTGTTGTCAGTGATCAGTGTCACAGTGATCAATGGCGGAACCGGCTATGCGGAAATCCCCACAGTTACTTTTGTACCCAATGCCAATGATCCTGCACCCATACAAGCAGCACAGGCCACGGCAGTGTTGAATGGTGCAGGTCAAGTGGTTGCTATCAACGTTACACAGTCAGGTTCAGGATATCGTAGCACACCCACAGTGACCATCACTGGCGGCAACGGCTCAGGCGCCACGGCCTATGCACAATTGGTCAACAATGTTGTCAGACAATTTCGCACAGTGATCCGCTATGATCGCTATCAGTATCAGTCAGCTGTGGTGGACTGGAATTCCAACGGCACCTACGAAAACGGCGCCCTGGTAAGATACCGCAATCAGGTATGGTCAGCACAAAATGCCGACGGCAGTTCAGCTGTGATTGGGCCCACATTTGATTTAGAAAACTGGGAGTTGGTGGATCCAGCCACCTATAGCTATCCAGGCAGTACCGAGGCCACTGGCCTCACTGGTGTAGATCGCACCATGGGATTGTATGTGCCTGGCATCAATGAACCAGGATTGGAACTACCGCTGTTGGTCAACGGAGTAGACTATCCAGGAGTACAAGTTTGGGGAGATTATTTTACCAACACTGCCACGTTGGATGCCAATTATCAAAGCGAATTTGCAGACATATATTTGGGCACAAGATTTGATGACATCAATGTAAACGGTGGTGAATTTGTTGGTCCTTATGAAGGTCATGCTCCTGAAGAACTAGTCAACGGAGCCGAATATGACAGTCTAGATTTGAGAGTATACACCAGACCCGGCAGTGATTGGTCTGGTGATGGGCATGGCTTTGCCATTGCCAGCACAAGATACAGTTATGATGACAATGTGACCACAGTGCTCAGCTGGGCCAATCTTGTGCAGACACCGTTTCAACTGATTGTAAGCAATATTACCACAGGTCTGGTGCTGACTGAAAATGTAGATTTTGTAACCAACTGGATAGACAACACAGTGGATGTGCTTGGTGGGGCAGACAATGGAGATATTATCAACATTGATGTGTACGAAATTGGGGGCGGCAGTCAACTATTTAGAAGCGTATACCCGGCTTCAGAAGTGATTGCCAACAACAACAAAATTCAAATTCCAGTGAACTGGGCAGAGATTTCTGAATGCAATATTTTTGTCAATGGGGAAATCATAGCCGCTCAACCATTGGCGCCTTACACCAACAGTGTGACATGGTCTATCAACAGCACATTTGCCAATAACAGCACAGTGTTCAACAACAATGAAATTCAATGCACTGCTACCACAGCAGTATTCAATGTGATCAACTGTTCAAATACTTCGGCACTGACTGTGGGCCAGCCCATTGTGTTCTCAGGCACTGTGTTTGGTGGACTTGTGGCCGGACAAGAATATTATGTTTTGTCAGTCCCCAACAGCATACAATTTTTAGTCACCGCCACTGCAGGCAGCACAGTGCCAGTGACCCTGACCACAGCAGCTGGCACAATGACTGCATCTCCCAAAGGCACTTATTATCGAGCCATACAAGCTGTGCCAGCTGGTATACAATTAAGCAATACTCAATACTGGTTGCCGTTTGTGCCCAGCCAGTACACTGAAATCACCATCACTGCTGCCATCTCTGCTGGCGACGCATTGTCAATACTGGTGCTGGGCACTACTACAGTAATTCCAGTTACCACAACCACAGTGACCAGCAATGCAATTGCACTCTCAGCATCCACAAACTCACTGGTCGTAGGGCAAACAGTTATCTTCAATGGCTACAGCTTGGGGGGCATTGCCACTGATGTGGTGTATCAGATTCTGGCCATTGTTGGCCCAGCTGAAATCACCATAACCCAAGATGGTGCGACTCCTGTGGCCTTGATCACAGACACCGCAGACTGGACCAAACAATTGGTGGCCAAATTTATACCGCCAAATTTGGCCAGTTGGAGCACACCAGTGATCGAACATTTTGTTGTGGATGCAGGTATTCAGACCCTAGGTTCAGTCACAGTAAGTGATGTGCCTCAAGGAACCAATGCTGCCAACATGGTGGTGCTACGCAACGGTGTAAGGTTAACCGGTCCTGCATGCATTGAATGGACTGGCGACGACACCACTACAGAATTTGGTTTGCCGCAGCGACTGGGTGTGAGTTTTTCTCAAGCTACCATTGACCCAGTGACTGACATTCAGGTCTATGTCAACAATGTGTTACAACTGCAATCTTTTGGTGCCATTGTTGGCACATACAGTGTGACCAACTATGATGGCAGCAACACTCCAGGTCGCCAGATTGTATTTGTAAATCCACCTGCTGATGGTGATGTAATTTTGATTGCAGTGTCTACCTTGGCCGATTGTCTCTACGACTATGATCCCAGTGCACCAACGTTTGGTAATCAACTGCAAATTTTGCCAGCATTGAATATCAATGATTTGATTTCTGTGATCACCTGGAACGATACCAGTCAACAGCAGGCCTTGACCCAGGCATTTTATGGACCGGTGATCACTGGAACAACCATCACAGAAGGCTATGACGATACCAACTATGACAGTGGCTCAGTATCCGGCGCACCTGGCAGCTTTGATTATGCTTTAGGCGTGCTTGTTGCTCAAAATAATTTTGATCTGGGTCGAATCAATGTCAATGCTGGTCGACTGTGGGTCAGCCTCAACGGTTTACGGTTGTTTGAAGGCGAGGATTTCACTGTGTCTGGTACTCAGTTGGTGCTGTCTTCTGGAGCAATTCAAACCAACCAGGTGTTGACTGTGACTCAATTTACCAGCAGTGTGGTGCCTGAGGCAGTGGCTTTTAGAATTTTTCAGGACATGCGTGGAGTACAAGCTACCTACAGAATGACCACAGCCACTACCACAGTGTTGACACAAGATGTCACTGCCACTGCTGATGTCATATATGTGGCGTCTGTGGATGGATTAACTGAACCTGATCTGACAAATGGTGCATTTGGAGTGATAACTGTTGGTGCTGAACGCATTATGTACCGAGTGCGAGACACTGTGACCAACACAGTGTCAGGATTACAGCGCGGCACAGCAGGCACCGCAACAAATTCACACGCAAGTGGCACCGTAGTGTATAATCTAGGACCAGGCAATTTATTGAATCAAAATTATCAAGACTACGTGGTTCGCGATACTGGCATGGGCGACGGTACCACTGTGGTATTCTATGCACCCAACATTAATATTTCTGATTTTGGTGATTCTAGTACAGCGTATGTAGAAAGCATCGAAGTGTATGTGGGAGGAATTCGTCAATACAACTATTCGCAGCCTGAAGCTCAATCACAGTATCGCTATATTGTGACAGATTTTGGGCCTTTGGCGGTGGAATTTATCACAGACAATGATCCTGTGGCTCCGTTGCTACCGCCAGCAGCCGGCAGTGAAGTTACAATATTACAACGACGTGGTGTGACTTGGTATGCACCCGGGGTTGGCACCCCCAGCAATGGTGTTGCATTGCAAGAAACTGACACCATAGCCGCAAGGTTTTTGTGTGACAGATAACCAGGATAAATAAAAGACCATGGCAAACACATCACAAGATCAAACTAAACCTCAAACTCAACCACCTGCAACACGCCGTCCCAACGAAACAGGCACCATCAGTGTACAGGCCTATATGAGAATTTTTGACCCAAAGACCCAAAAAACTTTGGTGGAGGGGCGAGCATGATTCAGTCAGGGCTGTGTAAAATTGAAGGATTTATCAAGATACATGATCCCAAAACTGGTGAAGTGTTGGTGGAAAAAAAGAATGCCATTCACTATGAAAACATCAGTTTGGCCATGGCACAAACGCTGAGTGATCGAAACACTGGTTATATCTACCAAATGGCATTTGGTAATGGCGGCAGTTCGGTGGACCCCACTGGTGTTATCACATATTTGCCCCCAAACACCACAGGACAGAACGCTGACCTGTACAATCAAACCTATGCCAAGGTTGTAGACGACAATTCAGCAGCTGACACAGATCCTGAAAACAACAAGATGACTCCATTGCATGTGAGTGGCAACGTATACAGCGATATTCTTGTGACCTGCTTGTTGGACTATGGCGAACCCCCTGAACAACAGGCCTTTGATAACTCAACCAATTTCAACGGTGAATTTGTGTTTGACGAATTGGGATTGAAAACTTGGAATGGTGCAGCAGATAATTTGCGGTTGATCACCCATGTGATTTTTCACCCTGTACAAAAGAGTTTGAATCGTCAGATTCAAATTGATTACACACTGCGTATTCAAACGCTGAGCAACATAAATGCTGTATAAATATGGCAACTAGGAACCTTTGACATGGCATATACAATCAATCTAACAGACGGAACACTTTTTGCTACCATTGCTGATGGTACAGTGAACACCACAGCTGGGTTTGCGACCTCAGCACCACTAACGCTGGTGGGTAAAAACTACGCTGGCTACGGCGAGTTCTTGGACGAAAACTTCCTTCACTTGTTGGAAAATGGTGCAAGCACCACGGCGCCGGCAGCTCCATTGACCGGTCAATTATGGTGGGACAAAACACTCAATCTGCTCAAAGTCTACAACGGTACAATTTTCAAAACCATATCAGCTGCCACAGCCAGCAGCACAGCACCCACCAGCAACGTCACTGGAGACCTGTGGTATGACACTGTAAATCAACAACTCAAAGTTTGGACCGGTGCAGCATTTTTGGTTGTGGGTCCGGGATTCTCACAGGCTCAGGGCACATCAGGCGCCATTCCAGAAACTATCTTAGATTCAGTTGGTGCCACAAAATATATTACAAGTTTGTATGTGAACAATGTGCGAGTGGCCATTGTGTATGAAGGCAGCAGTTTTGTTCCGCAGTCATCATTGCAAGCAGCATTTCCCACGGTGTTTTCTGGTATTACATTGAGCGCATCAGTGGCTGGTGCAGTGTTTGCTGGCACAGCCAGCAACGCTGCTTTGTTGGGCAATCTCAACAATACTCAATTCATGCGGTCAGACACTGCCACAGCCACCACGGGCATCTTGAGAGTACAAAACAACTCAGGTTTGTTTGTGGGTGCAGCCAATGTGTTCAACGTCAACACCACCTCAACCGACGCCAACATCAAAAGCAATATTTCTGGTGGCAATTTAGTTATCCAGGCCAACGTTGGTGGCACCACATACAACGTGGCTCAGGCCTTGGGCGCCAGCGGCACATTTGCGGTGAGTAACGCACTCACAGTTGGAACCACGGCCAGTGTGACCGGCAACATCACAGGTAGTAATTTGATCACAAGTGGATTGGTCACAGCCACTGGCAACGTCACAGGTGGCAACGTCAACACTGTTTTGGTTGCTGCTACTACATTAAGTGCCACTGGCAATGTGCAAGGTGGCAATTTACGCACCACTGGATTGATTTCAGCCACTGCTAACATCACCTCAGCAGCCAACATTGCAGGCACCTACTTTATTGGCAATGGTAGTCAACTCAGTGGTTTGAGTCTGGGCGTGTCTGTGACAAAAATTGAAAATACTACCAGTCAGGTCGAAATCAATGCACCAGGCGGTAATGCAGCAGTCACAATTGGCGGTACAGCAAATGTGGTAGTGTTTACCTCAGGCACTGCATATTTTAGTGGCAACGTTAGTACAATTGGCATTGAAAAAACTGGCACCAATGCTGTAGGCAATATAGGATCTGCTTCCAACTACTTCAACCGTATATTTGCCACTGCTAGTACTGCGCTATACGCTGACGTTGCAGAACGCTTTGCTGCTGATGAACTTTTGGAACCTGGCACAGTTGTGGAATTGGGTGGCACAAAAGAAATCACTCGTTCAACTCAAGACCTAAGTGAAAATGTTTTTGGTGTTATAAGCACAAGACCGGCTTACACCATGAACGGTGGTGCTGGTGAAGACGATACTCACCCTCCGGTTGCAATGACCGGCCGAGTTCCTGTAAAATGTATAGGTATAGTTCGCAAAGGTGATCGACTTGTGAGTGCCGGGCACGGAGTAGCCAGATCCGCACTGCCTGGAGAAGCCACAGCATTTAATACCATTGGTCGGTCTCTGGAAAATAAACCAATCCCAGAACAGGGCATAATTGAAGCAATTGTGACTATCAAGTGACAGGAAAACGCACATGACATATTCATCAGGGGGCTTGATCCAGGCCACAGACTACAACGGTTTTGTAAGTACCACAGCGGGTGCCAACGTCAACGCAACCTGGTCAACTGGTACAACATCAGCCGGCTACGGACAAACTGCTATATCAACAGTGGCGGCCGCAGGCACTGTAACAGCCACACAATGGGCCAGCTTGGTCAATACCATTTCTTCTATAGCCGCACATCAAGGCACCACAGTCACAGCCAGAACAGCGCCCACAGCAGGAACATTGATTTCGGTACTGGCTGCTGTTAACACCGACATCACCAACTGCTATAACAATCGAGGCAATGCTGTTGCCAATGGCACACAATTTACTGGTTGGACCGGTACCAATAGCAAAACTGCGGCAACCTCAGGCAGCCCCTGGAGCATAACATTTACCAACACCGTGACTTTTGCATCAGCTGACGCTGCTAGATATTTTTTCAATGCTGGTGGACGTATCAAAATTGACGTGTCAAAAACTTCAACTGGTGCTACAGGCGATCCAGAATGGAATGACTTGGCCAACACCTTGTGCGGTGACATTTTCATCACCGGTGGTGATTACAGTCAAACCATTGCTAGTGTTGTGTACACTGGAACCACCAAGTCGGGTGGCACAGGAACTCCCAACACCTTGGCCACAACCACTGGTTGGTTTGACCTGGGCGCTGGTTCAGCTGCCACTATTGTGTACAAACAGTTTGCGGACACAGCTCCTTACACTTCAAACTTTATCCAGCACAGTATTGCCAAAAATGCCGGTTCAACAACATTGACCATAACCACACTGTGGTCAGCTTCGGACGGCGACCCCATTACTGGTGGCACCGCAGCGTCAGGTGCTACACCAGGCACCGCACCCTGTACTATAGTGACCTATTTCCCGCCATCAACAACCAATTTGACAAACACCTGGGGCACACCCACTGTGGCTGCGACCACAACTTAACCAAAAGGGGCTGTTGCCTCTTTACTTTTGTCTATTTCCCCTGTATAATGCACTATGGATACTGAAGCCTTGGTTGCTCACGCACGAGCAAGATTTGATCATGCAGCCGCTCGACGGGTGCTTAAAGAAAAGTACGAAGCACGAATGGTGTTTGCCTACGCTGGCGGCATGTGGCGTGCTGGGCCAGAATTGCTGACTACACTGCTGGCCTGCGCACAGGACAAAGATATTGTAATTTTAGATTTATACGAAACCCCGGTACAGATCACTGTGACAGATTTGTTTGCTCTAGCACACGAACGCTGGCAAGAACAAATGAATGCATGGAAAGTAGAATGGGACGAACTAAACAAACGACGTTGACTCAAGGTGCGTTAATCTTTGCCTTTAACAATGAGGCAACAGACTACATTGCCATGGCTGCATGGTCAGCCCGGAACATTCGCAGACATTTGAACTTGCCTGTGGCAGTAGTCACAGATGATCCTGCAGCAGCCGCCAAGCATGAATTTGAACACATCATTGCAACTGTAGCAGACACTGGAGGCACAAGACACTTTGCCGACTACAATGCCAATGTGACTTGGCACAATGCCGGACGCATCACGGCCTACGCACTGTCACCGTTTGATCAAACCTTGGTACTGGATGCTGACTATGTGATAGCCAGTGATAGATTATTGCAAGTACTAACACTACCACAACAATTTGCAGCCTTCAAGGATGGATTTGATCCCAGCGGTATGACCAATCTTGAAACATTTGGTGCGTACAATATGCCCATGTGGTGGGCCACTGTAATGATGTTCCGGCGTGGCAACGTCAGCCAATACATATTTGATTCAATGCAAATGATACGCAACAACTGGCAGCACTACCGAGACTTGTACGGTATTCATCAAAGCAACTATCGCAATGACTATGCCCTGAGCATTGCCCTGGGCTTGGTAGCAGGCGCTGAACAATCAGTGCATGAAATATTCTTCCCCATGCTCAACGTCATGCCAGAACACGGATTAACTTGTGTGGAACAGGATCATTATGAAGTCACGTACACCAACTCTGAAGGCCGACTCAAAACTTTGAGTTGGGCTGGATTAGACTTTCACGCCATGTGTAAACGGCATCTGGAGGTGATAGTTGCAGCCCATGGATGAACAAGGTTACTTAATTGTTGCTGTCAACAGCGACACAGTTGACTATCAAGACTGTGCCCGTGCCCTGGCCAAGACCATACGTTACTGGGATCCGTCAGCACGTATTTGCCTGGTCACAGACAGCCCTTACACTGACCCCATATATGATCACCACAGACAACTTGTTCCCCAGGCAAATCCCTATGCCAATGATGCACAACTGTTCCGACTCACACCATTTCGTGAAACCATCAAACTGGAAGCAGACATGTTTGTTGTATCACCTATCTCTCATTGGTGGGATCAGTTTAGACACCGTGATGTTGTAGTATCCACAGGCTGTAGAGACTGGCAGGATCGTGAGAGCACAGCAAGACATTATCGTCGCGTGTTTGATGCCAACAACTTGTCTGATGTGTACAATGCCATCACATACTGGCGTCGCAGTGAAACTGCCAAGGAATTTTTTGGCTGGGTACGAGACATATTTGACAATTGGGCAGAGTTCAAAAAACTCATAAAGTTTCCTGATGAGACGCCATCAACTGACCTGGTGTATGCCATGGCAGCAGAGATCATGGGTCGGGATCGTGTGACCATGCCATTCAGCACATATCCAAAGATAGTGCATATGAAACGACACACAGCAGGCACTGCCACGGAAGCCTGGACCAAGGAACTGGTTTGGGAATATCAGGATTGTCGCTTGCGAATACAAACAGTAGCACAGACAGGTGCGTTTCATTACAATGTCAAACAGTGGCGGGCTCAATGAAAAAAGTGTTTGTCAACGGCACATTTGATATATTACATGTGGGACACATTGCCTTGCTTGACTATGCAAAGAGCCTGGGTGACAAGTTGGTTGTAGCAATTGACAGTGATGCTAGAGTTAGATTGCTAAAAGGATCCCATAGACCTATAAATTCTCAAAATGAACGAGGCACACTACTCAGCGCACTCAAAAGCGTAGATGAAGTGTTTGTATTTGACACAGACGATGAATTAAGAAGCCTCATTCAAGCGTGTGATGTCATGGTAAAAGGTTCAGACTACAAACACAAACCCATAGTTGGTCAAGAGGTATGCAAAGAAATAGTTTTTTTTGAAAGATTAAATGGATACAGCACAACAAACAAAATACAAGATATTGTTAATCGGTGATGACTGCAATGACGTTTACACATATGGCTATGTGAAACGCATCAGTCCCGAA